TGAAGTTACTTGACTTTCCCTCAAAAGTGCGCTACCACGCCAACGCCCAATTTAACTCCAATCATTTGTCCCTTATATTCCAGGCGAGCCGCAGCTTGTCCGCCAACGCGACCAGGGAATCGGCCACTTCAACGCGCTTGCGGGTCGATTTGCGGCGAACGCGAACCCGCTCAACCGCCTGGACCTCATCGAGCCAATCGAAATCCCCATCTTTCTCGGCAGCGCGAATCTCTTCCCGCATCCGATTCCGTTCCAACTTCGCGTTGCGGTTTTCATTGGCCGCACGGCGAAACAGATCCTGCTTCCATTGCAGTTGGGCGCTTACGCCGCTGCTAATGACCTTGGAATAGCTACCGATGAGCGGATCTTGCGACATAATTTTTTCTTCCGACTTGAAGTTCGTAACGAACTTTTGACCTACCGTTTACCGAAGTTGAGTTGCCCAATTCAAACTTGAATTGAGGCCGTATAGGCGCGACTTCGCTACCACGCCAGCTTCACGGGCCGCGCCTATACGAACTTGTCAAAAAGCCCCTACCCGAGGGTAGGGGAAAAGCCAAGCCGCCAGGGTCGCGGCTTGACTGGGGCGTTATGCCGTCACGGCCGCATCTTCAGCATGGACCGAGTAACCCATGTCCACGATGTGGGCCATCAGGGACTTGATGAATACGGCGCGGTCATCGTCGCTCATGGCTTGCATCTGCGCGGCGATGGTTGCCGCGTAGGCCTCGGGGCCGGTGGCCGATGCGAGCGGGGCCACGTCTTCAACCACTTCGGGCGCTTGATCGGGGCCGGCCGTGGGCGCGGGCGGGGTAGCGGGCTTTTGCGCCTTTTCGCGCTTCGCATTGCCACCCGCAAAGCCGAATTTGGTCCAAAGCGATTCAATGTCAGTCACGCCGACATGCCCCGTAAGCCACGCGCATACGGCCTTGATGGCGTCGGCCTGCGACAGGTCATGCAGGGCCGTCACATTCAGGCCGCGCTCCGCCGCGATGCACGCGATAGCTACCCCCTTTTCGGCGTACTTCTTGAACCGGGCGAAGAACTGGCCGCGCGCCTCATCGCGGGTCGCGTCGTCCATGGTCTCCCAGGCCTTGCCGTGCGTGGCCATGGCCGCATCCAGTTGCAGCGCCTTGCGCAGGTCGGCGGCGTAGCCGCGTTCATTGGCCTTGCCATCCAGCACGGCATGGGCGATGACGGCGGCGTAACCGCCCAGGTCGGCGCGCATGGCCTTGACGATAGCGGCGCGAGTGACCGAGATAGAAGTGGTCGGGGTAGCGGTCGTTTGCATGGTGAAGTCCTTTAAGAGGTTTGGTTCGTAACGAACCTTTGTAAACCGTAGGGGCGAAGTTGCCCCGGCCCTCCTGGGCCTGGCTACCAGGGAGACATTCCCCGATTGCTTAGGTATAAGTGTACCTAGCTTTTATGGGACGTGCAACCACATAAACCCCAGGATGTCAACCCCACAATTGTAAAATTTTTGAAAATTTTAAAGGTTAAACAGTAGTACACTGTAGAATGCTCGTACACGCTACCCCGCCCCCGCCTGCTACGCCCAGCCGACCCTCCCCCAGCGACAGCTCCAGCTACCGCGATAGGCACCAGGCGCAGGCGCTGTAGCGCCGCAGGCCCAGCTACACCACCCCGAACAGCTACAGGAACTCCACCATGGCCAAATTACGGCTCTCCAACCCTCTCACCGAACCCATCGGCGCTGACCGGCCGGACTACTCAGGCCAGCAGAAGAAGGGGCCGCCGACCAACACGACTGCAAAGTTAAAGGCTGATCCTTCATCCATCGAAGATCTCGCCAACTATTTCGGATATGACGATCAATCGGGCAGGGTTTACTGGCTCAGAAACCCGGTGCGCGGGCCGCGAAAGATCGGAACCTACGCCGGCACGCCGTATGCAAGCGGCCACCGCTTCGTCAAGTTCAAAGGCGCCATTCTCATGGAGAGCCATGTGGTCTGGGCGCTCACGCATGGAGAGTGGCCAATTGGTCGCCTGAATCACCGCGACGAAGACAAGGACAACACGCGGGTGGACAACCTCATCCCCCAAAGTGAGTGCGACAACCCCAGCGGCCTGCCGCCAGGCGTCAAAAAGCACGAAAATGGCCAGTTCAAGGCGTATATATTCCGCAAAAAACTGCATTATTTGGGGATTTACGACACTGCTGAAGAGGCACACGCTCAATACCAAGCCGCCAAGAAGCTCGTCCACAACCCGTCCAACTGGTCTGTGGACCCTGAAATCATGCTGAAAGGACTCATGATCGACTACAAAAATCGTGCGAAATCCCTCAAAACATGAGAATATGTGTCCGTCCGGTTGAGCAGCGGACGACGAGTGATGAAGAAACTGACTTGAGGGAAGTCGGCAGGGAGCCTGGCAACAGGCTCCCTTTTTTATTTCAGCGAGAAATAGAAAATACTACTTCACCTTTGCAAATTGATGTATGATTCCTCAACCTTCAAGGAGTCATCATGGCGCGTTCATTCAGAAACCTGGACATCACTCACGCTCAGATCCGCGAGATGTTCGACTACGACCCAGAGACAGGAGTGCTCACGCGGCGCAACAGCAAGCGCCCCCAGTTCGAGCATTCGAACCGTGCTCAAGAGGGCGGGGATGGGTATATCACCCACTACGTGGTCAACGGCAACTATTCAGCGCATCACATCATCTGGTTTTGGTGGTACGGAGAGCACTTCGTGCATGGTGTTGACCACGCTGACAACGACCGCACGAACAACCGCATCTCCAATCTTCGTGACTTGAGTCATCGAGCCAACTGCTGGAACACCAAGACGGCTCGTAAAGGCTCCAATCTGATAGGCGCGGCCCTTCAGAAAAACGGGAAGTTCCTGGCTCGCATCAAGGTGGTTGACCGGCAAGTGACCATCGGTACGTTCGACAGTGAGCTGGAGTCACATGAAGCCTACATGGCTGTGAAAGCCCTCATCCATAAACCGGAGGATGAAGGTCTCACCTATGAAAAAGCCCTTGAACGAATCCAAGGGCTTCTCGATAAACACCGCAAGTACAAGACGAGTTCTAATACTTCTCTTTGTTGAGGATGAAGCGCCTCAATTCGTCGTAAGCATCTTGCCAGAAGGCTGTGAGTTCGACTGTGACGAACTCCCCGGGCCGATCAAGGTAATATTCTCGTATACGACCTCTTGACCCCCGTTCGCTGTGTTTTTTATCGTAATCTTGAATCCAAACTCGGTGCCAAGCTCCCGCATCTTCGCTCTGAACTGTGTGGATCCAACTGGCCTTGCAGAGCCAGGCCCGATGCAGAACGACCAATATGCCGCGAAGATCTTCGTTTCCTCCACGAATGTGGGGTTGGTAGTCGGCTCGCCAGCGGACGCCACCAGTTGGAGATTGGCCGTCCGCACTTTGCCGCTCTCCGTGAGAAAAAAACGCACAGAGTTGTTCTGATTGGCCACTTCCCGGATCATCTGCTTGTGCGAGGCGGGGATCGTGTATTCGTTGTTGGTCTTCAACCGTGGCATGGCCTTCACAGCCCAGGCGACGATGCCTTCACGCTCTTCGGCTACGATGTGGTCGCCAAAATCCAACCTTCGTTCTTCAGCAGGCACCGGCCGGCTGAATTGGAGCATCAACCAGCGGCGGTTGAACCCCTCGCTGGTGTCGTCCGTCTTCGGATAGTGGTTGCCGGCGAACCAGTGCGCGCACTGCGGTTTGAACGTGAAGATCTGACCACCCTTCATCTGGCCACTCATCTCGGTGCCGTCGATGATGTCCTTGAACTTCTGGCCATCAATCAGCTTCTTCTCGCTCAACTCTCCGGCCACGTTGAGCAACTTCTCGTGCATCATGGTAGGAAGGAACTTGTCGGCCCACACATCGGGCGGCACCGCGCAGCGAGCGCTGTCCGGCACGAGCGCAGATGCGATCTTGAGCATCTGGGACTTGCCCGATTTGGGCGCGCCCTGGAGCAAGAAGGCACGTTGATAGCGCGGCGCGACCGCGAAGAGCGTCACGCACAGCGCTTCCTGGAGCGCGGCCACCTTGTCCTGGTAGTCCTCGTCCTGGCTCCAGCTGCGGCGCAGGAATTCGAAGAAGAGCGGCGCACGTTCGGCTTCTTCCGGCAGGTATCGGAAGGGCAGCGTGTACGTCATGCCGAACTGAGGGTCATGGCTCAGAAGTTGCAGGCCTTCGGTCAAGAAACCGTTGGCAAAGTTCACGCCTTTGACCTCGACCGTGCGGATGCCCTGCGGCAGCAGCATCTTGAGCACGTTCAAGATGCCCTTCATGTCCGAGTGCTTGCGGCAGGCCTGCAAGTGGCCATAGTCCACCGAGATCCGCGCCAGCAGATACTGGTCGTCCATCGCTTCCCAGTTGGAGCCGGCCCATTTCCACACGCCGCCGTTGTGCGAGCGCACTGCGTGGATCTGTTCCAGGTCAGCGATCATGGCGCGAGCGATCTCCGACTGGTCCTCACCCTTGATCGTCCCCTTGCGCAGATCCTTCACGCGGGCTTTCAGAGACGCAACCTTCATGCCCAGCTGGCCGGCCGACGAGATGAAGTCGTACAGGCGATCTTCTTCCAGGCGATTGAGCGTCTTCGAAGATGCGATCTTGGCCAGTGCCTTGTCGATGGTCAAGACGCGCTGCGGGCTGTCCTTCGGATAGCGCTCGAATTCACCGCGCATCCACTCGACCAGGTACTCGTAGGACCATTCTTCATGCTCCTTCTTGAACTCCAGGCCGTACCCCGCCTTCTCTTCAGGGGTCATGTCGGCGTCCCAACCCTCGGGGAGCGCCTTTTCCTTGTCGATCACATCGCGGTGAAGGAACTTGATGAGGTTGGAGACGTGCTTTTCCTCGTCCACCGGGTCGCCTGCGACGTTCTCCACGAACTCGCGGGCGTAAGTGCGCAGCATCCCGATGGCTTCCTTGAGCGTGCGGTCGCCGCGCATCACCGCGTAAGCGAAGAGGCCAGCACGCTCGGTCAAGCTGGTGTCACGCGAGCCGGCCGACGCGAAGTCCAGCGTCTTGGTCCAACCCGAGTGCGACAACTCACAACCGGCCTCGGTCAACGCCGAGCGCAGCAGCGCTTCGATGTTCGGGTCCAGCACGGGCAGCTTGTCGATCACGTCAAGCAGGTCGCAGTTGGCCGTGTAGGGCCGCTTGGTGTCCGGGTGGATCGACGGCGGCAGCACAACCTGGGTCCGCGTGGACAAGTGCTCGCAAATCGTCTGGCCGGCCGTGTTCTTGATGCGGAACGTGGCCACGCCGGAGAACCGATAGGCCATGACCATGCCCTTGGCCCCGATGCGAACCCACGGCGACGGCGGCAAGAGCGCGGTGATCACGCGGATGATGGCTTCATCAACCGCGTCGATGTCGAGCACGACGATGCCGGACTGCTGGCCCAGCACAATGCCGATGTTCGAATTGGCATGGCTATGCAGCCACTGCTGTTGAACGTCGGCTTCGACAGGATGGTCATGGTAACGAGACCAATCCATCGGCATCGGCTTCTTATCCTGCGGATAGAGCGGGATAACCGGCAGGTTGCGCGCATAGTAGGCCGGCGCGGTCTCGGCAAAGATCAGCGGTGTGGTTGACATGGTTTACTCTTCTCCCATCGTGAGATCGACGGGATCGTTACGCCCTTTGGACAAGATGGATCGGAGACCGTCCATCACCTTGGTGCGCTGTTCCGGGTCGAGCACGTCTTCCATGACGCCCAGCACAGCACTTTCGAATTCTTTGACTTGCTTGACGCCGGCAGCGCGCTCGCGCAGCAGCACGAGCTTTTCCAGCAGGCTGGTGATCGTGCGGAAGTAGGCCATCTTCTCGGATTGCTCGACGTTGGTGAGCGTGGCCCCGTGGCGCTTCAGCTCCAGCAGCACGCGCAGCAGATCCTCTTCCAGCCCGCTGTCGATGTTGGCCAGGTCTTCGGCCGTGACCTGCACGGGCGGCAGGACGGCGCCTTGACCGTCTTCGCCCCCACCCTCGGGCGGCAGCACCAGCGCCTGGAGAAGGACCAGCGTGCGGCCCTCATAGGGGCAGTCAGGGTGCAGGAAGTAGTCCTCGTGCTCGCTGGCCAGGGTCGCTATGACGCCCAGCGCCCAGGTCACTTTCTCGTCCAGAGGGGGGTAGTGGTAGCTCATTGGATCGCTCTTCTAGGGTGAGGACGGCATCTTCCCACACCACCCCAATTCGATGAACCAAAATCTATCGTTTATAGGATAAATCCCCCTTCCGTATCCGATACACGGCAGGATTTATATGATAAAGAGCGCGTTTTCATCTTTCCTTTGTGTCCCTCATCCTTATGGGTGAGAATACGGGCCTGGCAACCAGGACCATCATGAGCAACCAGTATCTTCAATCCTTCCTAGATCGCTGCGCGAACCGCTACTCGACGGATCGCGCCGGCATGACGACCGGGGATTGGATGATCGCCAACACCCGGTTGCACGACAGGCCGTTCTCTTTCGACCGCTATCCGTTCCAGAAACAGATCGCGGATGACATGCACCGGGACTTGAACGTCATCAAGCCGTCTCAAGTGGGGTTGACTGAAATCCAGATCCGCAAGGTGCTGGCTTTCATCACTCGTTATAAGGGCGTCAACGTCATCTACACGTTGCCCAACGAGAAGATGTTCGAGAAGATCTCGACCGGCCGCATTCGACCCATCGTGGACAACGACAAGGTGTTCAACCTGGAGCAAGTCGGCAACTCCAACAAGCCGAGTCGTTCCAAGAGCATCATTCAAGTCGGTCGCTCGTTCATGTACATCACCGGCGCGGGTGAAGGCGACGCTACCGCTACCTCGGCCGACATGGTGGCCAACGATGAAGTGGACTTGACCGATCAAGCCATGCTTGGCCTGTTCAACTCACGCCTTCAGGGTAGTGATTGGGGCTTGAACCATAAGTTTTCGACTCCGACCTTTGAAGGCTACGGGATCGACCAACAGTACAACAACAGCGATCAGCACGAATACTTCTATAAGTGCGAGCACTGCAACCATCATCAAGTCCCCATCTTCAACAAGAAGTTCGTTCGCCTGGATGGCTTGAGCGAAAGCGTCGAGTTCGAAGAGCTGGAACCTGACATGCTCGATGATGGAGCCATCGACTTCCTCGGCATGCACATCATGTGCGAGAAGTGCCACAAGAAGATCAACGTCGGGGATCACAGCCGCCGCCAGTGGGTGGCCAAGTACCCCAACCGCGTCCACTCGCGTGGCTACCGCGTGCGCACGTTCTCGACCGAGCGCCTGACGCCGCAGTACGTGATCCAACAGCTGTTCAAGTACAAGCAAGCGGACAACCTGCGCGGCTGGCACAACACCGTGCTGGGCCAGGCCAACGAAGGCGGCAACGAGCGCCTGTCGGTCCCCGTGATCCACCAGTGCTTCACGCACGAGATGCTGGTCAAGCCCCCGCTCATCGGCGTGCCGGCCTGGCTCGGCATCGACATGGGTCAGACCGTCCACATCGTCGTTGGCCAGGGCTTCGGCCTGAAGGATCTGGAGGTCCGCGAGTTCATCAGCTGCCCGGTGGGTGAGCTGCCGCTGGTCATCAACCGCATCATGGACACCTACCGGCTCTGGGCCGGGGGTTGCGACCGCCACCCGTACACGCCGACCGCTGACGCGGTGTGGGAACAGACCAATCGCCGGGTCTTGCCCATCGAGTACCGTGGTCAGAAAGAAGTCAACATCGTCAAGGACGCTTCAGGGACCGAACTCTATGCTCAAGCGAACCGGACCATTCTCCTTGATGATGTCGCGCGTGTCGTGCGCCAGAACAAGATCCGCTTTTCTGGCTACGGAACCCAAAAGAACGTCATCACCGAACACCTGCGGGACATGGTGCGCGAAGAGTCGCCTGAAACCGAAGCAACGTGGCGAAAACTGAGCAACAACGACCACTACTTCCACGCGCTCGGCTTCATGATCACCGCGATCAAGATAAAGACCGAAGGTGTAGGGAGTAAAGAAGCGCAAGAGGTTCGCTCTACCGTCGCAGTGGCTGGGGTATCCTACGCGCAGTCGCCTGACTCCAATCTATTCTTGCCCCTCGGGCAGCTCACCAAGAAAATGAACCATGGCAACCAAGCCCAAACCCTCTTCATCTAGCGCCGGCTCCGGCATTCTTGCCAAGCTGACCACCCTGGTGCTGCCCTCTCGGGCGAATAAGAAGGGGGTGGCGATCCCTGGCCACTACAACCCGAGCGATCCCAACCAGGTGCTCACGGTCCCCGGCTATCGGGAGCACTTGACCGACCTCTTCACGACGCGCCAGGCTTCGAACTCGCGTGAACTGCTCAAGCAGCTGTTCATCCAAGACCCCGACGTGTCTGGCGCGGTGAACGCCTACCTGACGATGGCCAACACCGAGATGCTGGCCATCGTCAAGGACGTGGACGGAGCCATCGACCGCGATGGCCAGAAGATCCTGAACGCGATCATGAGCGCCTACGAACAGCGCTCGGACTACTCGAAAGGTTTCCAGCTGCGCCCGTCGATCCGCGAGATCTGCGAGAACCTGCGCTGGCTGCTTCTGCGCTGCGGCACGCTGCCGGTCGAGATGGTGCTGGATGAGAACTTCTCCATCACCGAGTTCCGCATGGTCGATCCTGACACCTTGGAATGGGTCGAGCCTCAACCCGGCGTCTTCAAGCCTCAACAGAAGACCAGCGATGGCAAGACCATCGTGCTCGACATTCCCACCTTCTTCGTCAAGTTCCATCGCCGCGAACCGACGAGCATGTACACGTACTCCAGCTTCGTGTCGGCTATCAACACCATCGCGGCGCGCCAACAGGTCATCAACGACCTGTACCGGATCATGAAGCTCACCGGCTATCCGCGCATGGAAGTCACGGTGATGGAAGAAGTGCTGCGCAAGAAGGCGCCTGCCGAGCTGCACACCGATGCGGCGAAGATGGATGAGTACATTCGTGCGCAGCTCCAGACCATCTCGTCGGCCGTCGCCGGCATCCGTCCTGATCAAGCCTTCATCCATACGGACTCGATTGAGACCGGGATGTTGAACGAGAAGTCGGCTGGCATGACGCTGGATATCAGCAAGGTCATCGAGACGCTGAACGCCCAGAACCAGGCTGGTCTGCGGACCATGGCCACCATCTTGGGCCGGGGCAACTCTGGCGTGAACACGGCCACGGTGGAAGCGCGGCTCTTCACCATGAACGCGGAAGAGCTGAACAACCCGGTGGCCGACCTCTTCGCCAGCGCGCTGACCCTGGCCATCCGGCTGCAAGGCTCGGCTTCCACGGTCGAGGTCAGCTTCCGACCCAGCGAGATGCGTCCTGATACCGAACTGGAACCTCAATACACCATGCGGGCGGCGCGCCTGAAGGAAGATCTCTCGCTGGGCATCATCAGCGATGACGAATACCACCTTCAGATGTACGGCCGGCTGCGCCCGGACAGTGCGCCGGAGCTGTCTGGTACGGGCTTCATGAACCAGGGTAAAGGCGTCAGCTCCCAGATCGACCCGAGCGGCGTCAGCCCCAACCAAGACCCGATGGGTCGATCCTTGACCCCTGATGGATCAAAGTCGGCGCGCAGCAACACGGTCAAGAGCGGCAAGGCGTAGATTTTCTTTGACTTAAAACCTCCGTCCCGAAATAATGTCGGCACTTTCACCGCGTCCCTGAAAAAGCACCAAACTGGTTATGGCCAAGAGCGTAAAAGTTACCCCCGCTATCGAAGCCCGTGTTCGTGCGAACAACGGAGGCGAAGACGTTGACATGAGCAAGGTCGTCGTCTTCGAGACCGTGGCCGCGTCAACCAGCCCGATCAACAAGCGTGGTTCCATCTTCGACAAGGGCGTGATCTCCGCGTCCACCTTGATCGAGATGGCCAACTACCTGAACCAGCAGAAGGGCTTCGTGCCGCTGCACACTCTGCACCCGCAAGGTGACGAGTTGCCGCTGGGCCGCTTCTTCTACGCCGAGGTGCTGCCTTCGCCGGACGGCGACGGGTCGATGGACCTGGTGGCGCAGTTCTACATCTCGGCCACCGAAGAAGACAAGATCGCCAAGATGGAGCAAGGCATCATTGACGAGGTGTCGGTGACGCTGCGCACGAAGACGATCCTGTGCTCGGAATGCGGCTGGGATTACCTCGGCAAAGACGCCACCATCATGAATCTCTTTGACCAGACGTGCGGCAACGACCACACTGTCGGTCATAACGGAGTCCACGTTAACCTCAATGGCATGGAAGCGTGGACGGAAACCTCGCTCGTGTCCAAAGGTGCCTCGTCCAATGCGAAGATCGCGGGTCGTGCCAAGCAACGACTCTCGGCCGAGCATTACGAGAAACTGGCCGCGAGCGGTATCCATCCCGACGCTACTTTCCTTACCGCAACCATCAAAGATCACCCCCGGAGCAATTCGACCATGGACAAAGAAACCCTCGACCGCCTGACCTCGTTGAGCGCCAGCGAAGCCACCCTGAAGGCCCAGGTCGTTACCCTGACCGCCAGCGAAACCACGCTCAAGGCCCAAGTCGCCGCGCTGACCGCCGAGCGTGACCAGCTCAAGTCCGGTGAAGCCGTGACCGCCGCTGTCGCCGCGCACGAAGCCACCAAGACCGAACTGGCCGCTGCCAACACCGCGCACGACGCCACCAAGGCCGAGCTGACCGCCGCCAACACGGCCAAGGCCGAGCTGGAAACCAAGCTGACCGCCGCCACGGCCCAGGTCGAGGTGCTGAAGGCCAACGTGATCAACAACCCCCGAGCCAATGGTGACAAGACCGGCGTCTCGGACCTCTCCGCTTCGGCGGGCAACAGCGCGTTCAAGACCCGTCGCAACTAAGACGGATCGCACGCGCCGTTAATCATCAACCCACCGACTACTGGAGAACCACATGCAGATCGGTCAAGGCGTTACCCTCAGTGGCCACTTCCACGAGGACTCGCAGTACACGTTCGTTCTGAACCCGGCCATCACCAAGGCTGACATCGCCAAGGCCGTGCGCGTCACCGGCCCGAACACCGTGTCGCTGGCTGGCGACGGCGAAGAAATCGACGGTCGCCTGGAAGTGGTCGAAGACCGCGTGCAGGAAGGCATCAAGGTCGGCACGATCAACGCCAATGGCGGCGTCATCTTCCCGCTCAAGAGCGGCGATGCCCTGGCTCCGGGCGACTGGGCCATCGGTGGCGGCGCGGGCAGCGTGCGCAAGGCTCTGCCGGCCGATACGGTCGGTCGCAGCTGGAAGTGCGTCGAGAAGCTGTCGGCCACCCAAGTCGTGCTGCTGAAGCTGTAATCGGCCGCGTTCCCAGAACAACAACCCCACTCATCCAGGAACCAAAATGGATCTCATCGACATCAAGCGTCAATCGCCCGAAGACGCCCTGGCTGGCCTGAAGGCCACCAGCATGTCCGAATCGGTCGCGGCCGGCCAAAAGCTGATCGCCCGCGCCAAGGACGTGAGTCTGAACCTGCGCGACTACCTCGTGCTGGCCATCGACCCGCGCCTGTCCAAGGCCGACGACGCCCGCAAGTACGAAGGCCTGAATGGCTACGAAGCCACGCTGGCCCACCTGAACCTGCCGGTTCGCACCGACCTGGAACAGGGCGTGCTGCTGCAAGCCGCCAGCGAAACCTTCCAGACGTACCCCGGCACCCGCGCCATGTTCCCCGAAGTCATGGACGACGTGCTGCGCTGGAAGAACCGCCAGGACCAGCTGGAAACCGTCACCCCGCTGCTGGCGCAATCGCGCACCATCAACGGCGCCGAAATGATCTCCACCTTCGTGGACGACGACTCGGACCAGCGCGGCACCTACACGGTGTCGGAACTGGGCCGCATCCCGGTTCGCTCGCTGCGCACGTCGCAACAAGCGGTCGGCATGTTCAAGCACGGTTCGGGCTACCGCACCAGCTACGAGTTCAACCGCCGCGCCAGCCTGGACATCATGACCCCGTTCGCCGCCCGTGTGGCCCGCGAGCTGGAGATCTCCAAGGTCAAGGCGGCTACGTCCATCCTGATCAATGGCGACGGCGTGAACCCGGCCGCGACCGTGGTGCCGATCTCGTCGTTCGACGGCGTGCCCGCCGATGGTCTGTCCAAGAACTACAAGGCGCTGGCCAAGTGGCTGATGAAGGCCGCGAAGGAAGGTCGTCCGATCGACACGATCATCGGCAACTACGACATCTTCGTGGACCTGCTGTTCATGTTCCAGCCCACGCTGTACGGCACCACGACCGACATCGAAAAGCTGGTCGCTGCCGGTGCGCCGAAGATCAACACCAACATCCCGCTGCTGAACCAGTCGGTGAACTTCCAGCTGTCCTCGACCGTCCCGGCCGGCCAGCTGGTGGGCTTCACCAAGGCCGAAACGCTGGAAGAGCTGCTGGAAGCCGGTTCGAACATCTCGGAAAACGAGCGTTCCATCGTCAACCAGGCGATCACCTACGTTCGTTCCGAGAACACGGGCTACCGCCTGGTGTTCGGTGACACGCGCTCGATCCTGGACACGACCGCGTAATTCGGCCAGCATGTTGGCACAGAGGCCCGCCCGAACTCGGGCGGGCCTTTTTACTTAGAACTCAAGGAGCTTTCCCATGAAGAAGAAACTGCTCGTTCAAGCCCTGGCCTCGATCATGCTGATCGAGCCGGTCCAAGGCACCGTCATCACCAACAAGCGCCCGCATGTGGTGGATGACTCGTACTTCATCAAGCAACGCTCCGGTGGCACCGTGCCGCCGATGGAACCGCAGATCAAGGTCTTCGAAGATGTCGAGCTGAAGGACACCGCCGCCGACGAAGAGCTGGCCAAGTTCTTCAAGGACTCGGACGGCGACGAGAACCTGGCCATGACCGCGTTCCTGAGCAAGTACAGTGCGGATGCCCCGGACGACGAGACCGAGGACGAGCGCGCCGCCCGTGAGGCCCAGGAACGCACCGACGCCGCCGCCCGCGAGGCGATGGCGCAGGCTGACGCCACGGCTGCTGCCGAGGCCCAGGCCAAGGCCAAGGCTGACGCTGCTGCGGCCGAGCAACAGGCCAAGGAAGCCCAGGAACAGGCTGAGAAGCAGGCCAAGGAAGCCCAGGAACAGGCCGAGAAGGACCAGGCCGACGCTGCTGCCAAGGCCGCGCAGGAAAAGGCCGATGCGGATGCTGCCGCCAAGGCTGCGCAGGACGCCGCTGCTGCCGAAGAAGCGGCCAAGACCCCGACCCAGACGGGTCGTCGTCGCGCTTAAGGAGCGGCCATGCGGTGGTTTCAAGCAGGTATCGGTTTCAAGCTCAACCTCCAACTGGTGGTGGACGAGCTGCCGGCTCAGGCCGACAACGGCGAGATCCAGTGGAGCATGCGGGATCAGGCCGGCAACGTTGTGGGCGCGCCCCAGCGAACCGGATCTGCGACCGGGACCACTGGCGTTCTGGAGTTGACCGACTCCGACATGACCTTGACCGCTGGAAACGAGACGGAGGCGCGGTATGCCTCCGTCCGTTTCCAGGTTGAGGGTGTCCAGCAAGAGCAACGTTTGACCTTCGGGGTTGCTCCTTTCCTTCCTATCGAGGCTGACGCCCGCCTGGTGCGGACGATCCTCGGTCTCAGTGGGGAAGAGCTGGCGTCGGATGAGGTTGACGTGGTAACGGCGTTCTACACGCTTAAGGAAACCTACGGGAACAACCTTCTGGCGGCTTTGTCCAGCGGAAAGGTGAAGTTGAGGAATTCGGTTAACCGAGCTGTGGCCCTCAAGGCTGCGATTCAACTCATCCCGTCTCTTCAACTTCGCACCTATCAGACGACCCAAAATGAAAACTCGATGTTCACCCGATTTCGGGCCATTGACTGGGACCGACTGCTGGCGGATCTTGAAGCCCAGCTGGCTGAAAGTCTTGCTGATGCTGGTCTTACTGGCGATGTGACCGAAAGCTATCCCGTGATCTTCCTCGTCTCTCAACCTCAAGATCCTGTGACCGGCCAATGACCCGCAATAGCAACCTGACGCGCATCGTCATCAACAAGTCGCGTGGCAACGCTCGGGTTGCTGCGACCATCTCTGCTCCCCAGGCGAGATCCGCAACGGAGAACTTCGAGTCTGTGATGCGCCTACTTCAGGCGCCTATCGGCTCGGTGATCGAGCCTGGGGACACCATTTTCGACCTCGGCAACTTCTATGTCGTGGGCTACTTCAATGTGACCCACAAGGCCAAGGTCTTCCGCATGTTCATCACCCCTGAAGAAGGGAAGATCACTCGGCGCAAGATGGTGAAAGACAGCGTGACCGGCTACGACCAGCAAGATGGTCAGGACGTGGTGGAGAGCTTCCACTTCGCCTTCGAAAGCCGGAGCCAGAAGGCGGACGTGACGCATTATTCGCAGTCAACCTTTCGGATCATCACCGGCTACCCGATCATTGAAGGCGACATCATCTCGTCCCACAAGCTGCGCATCAAGAACGTGCGCGAGGACAACGGCGTCTACTACTCCGAAGCGGTGGCTGCATGAGCACGCCGGCCCAGGCCATCGCTTCGCTACGAGCACAGATCAACAACGTTGTGCTGGAGCAAGTCAACCGCCGTGTAGCCATGACGGCGGATCGCCTGAGCACTCGGCTCAAGAGCCGGGTCAAGACCGATCTTCAAACCTTCTTTCTTCAGTTCCGCACGTTGCTCAACGGGTTGCAGTTCGACCCTGATTGGGTCTACGACTACAACAACACACCGTGGCGTGAACTGAACTTCGATTACGTCAAGACGAAGAAAGCTGATCGCATCGACTACTTCGTCTATTCAGAACTGCCCAAGGTGCTCAGGCGCGCCGCCAGGAATCGTCGCAAGACCATCGGTGGAAGTGAGGGGGGAAGAGCCAGCTTGAGGAAAGTGCTCGCTGGCATCGCCAATCCTGAACGGATCTTCGGACCCGTGACCGTGACCGTTCAATCGAACACCGGGATCAACAAGTCCGGCAAGCGCTACTACCTGGCAGGAACAACGCTTGATGGCGTGAAGGCTGGTGGCCGACTGGTGCAGAACGGACGCGACGTGGTATCCATCATGGTCAATTGGGCACCCAAGTTCGACGGCAAGAACGTGCTACAGCGCGGTGTCGTAGAAGCTGCCTTGCCAAGGGCCGGCCGGCTGCGCCAGAAACTCATGAACCGAGATGGCTCCTACCGCGCCCTCATCGGTCCTCGAATGCTGTGGTATCAAGATCAACGCATCCCAGAGATCATTCAACAGATCATTGATGGAAAAGGATTGAAATGAGCAATGTGAGCAACGACCCGTATCTCGACCATATGGCCAGCGTGCGGGCTTTCTGCAATCGCATGCTGCAAACGGGGAACCTCGGCCTGGATGTGGACACGACCGGCAAAGGCCCGCTGGTGGACTTCGACAGCTACGGCGACTCGGATGATCTGCCGCCCAAGGACTTGATCGGTCCTGCCAGCTTCTCGCTGGACATTGACGAACACCTGGTGTCGATCACGGTCATGATCGGCATTTGCACGCAAAACGATTTGAACAGCCAGCGCTTGAACAAAGCGATCAGCCAGTTGCTCAAATCTCTGCTGCCCACAAAAGAAATCCCCGTTATTCGAGCGAATAACGGGGAGCGTATCGGTGGCATGAAGGTCGGTCAGAACGTCCGCGTGCTGCCGGTGTCTGGTGAAGCTGGCCGCAACATGAAGTTCGTCGCGGTTGAACTCCACTCCACCGTAACTCTCAACCTCTCTGATGACTGAAGTTTCTTTTCAGAGAGTTGTCCGAGTCAACCGAGTCATCAATTGCCTTGGAAAGCAGATGAATGATCTCGGCATTTCGGGTTCGATGCTGGAGCTTGGCGCGGGTGTCGATCTGATCCTTCAAGGATCGGGGAATGCGAAGCGTGAAAGCGTCGAGTTCGTCGGGGTTGGGATGGGCCATGGTGGTTCGTTCCTATACCTAATAAAACCTTTGCTTGTTGAAGGTATCACGATTACGATTCCGCAACCAGATTTTTAACCGGAGAGCTAACATGGCTGGTGAAGCTAAGACTGAAAAATTCATGCTGGGAACGGCCACGGTCATGATCGGCCCCATGGCCGACTTGTTCGACCTGAATCCCAAGGAACATTCCATCGGCCTGGTGAAGAACTTCACCATGACCTCGGAACCCGGCTATACGGATCTGACGCAAGGTGTCAAGAACACCACCGTGTACTCGATCATGACCTCCAACCCCGTGCGCGCCACGATGGAAGTCTACGAGCACACGATGCGCAACCTGGCCTACTCGCTGGGCCTGAACGGCGGCGGCTACAACGTCGATCCGGCCGCGAGCACGACGACCAGCGCCGACATCGCCGCCGATCCGGCCGGCGTGAGCGTGGTTCCCGTCGTGGCCACCACCAGCTTCGCCGCTGGCAAGTGGATCGCCGTCAAGCCCACCGGCGAGTCGGACAACGTGATCGTGGCCGAAGTCGAAAGCCTGGACGCCACGGCCAAGACCATCACCATCAAGCAAAAGATCACGGTGGCCGTGCCGACCGGCTCCAAGGTCGAAGCCATGGAGATCGTCGGCGTCGGCTCCAAGGAAAACCAGCCCTACCTCGCGGCCAAGGTCGTGGGCGAGCTGGCCAACGGCGACGTGGTGGCGCTGCTGATCCCGAAGATGCGCGTGACGGCCGGCTTCACGCTGTCGTTCCGCACCGACAACTTCGGCAACCTGCCGTTCACCATGACGCTGTACGACCTGGTCAACAGCGACATCTTCTTCGACACGTTCAAGCCGTATGGTCAGGCCATGCTGGCGGCGGCGGCGAAGGCGACGACCTAAGAGGTTCGATTAGGTATCAAAAATACCCTTGATGAACCTAGCCCCACGAGGCATACTCGTGGGGCTTTTTCATTCAAGGATCAACCATGACCGACGCTTCCCCTGCCGAATACCAACGCCCCGTTGACCACCTCACCGTCAAGGTGGCCGGTGAACCCGTGAAGCTGAAGATGACCTTCGGCTTGCTCAACGAGATCTGCCGCCACTACGGCGACGTACACGCCGCCACCCAAGCGCCGCTGAACGCCGAGCTGCGAGACGCAACCATGGTCCTGCTGTTCTCGCCGCGTGACGAGAATGGCGAGATCCCGGACGGCAAGATGGTGCGCCTGGCCACCCTGGATATCAGCCTGGACGAGGCCGAGGACGCGGTGTCCTGGGCCTCCGAACACGCCATCTATTTTTTCGTGACCGCGCTGAAGAGGGTCGTGAAAGCGCAGCGGGAAAACGCGGCCCTGAAGGATCTCATGAAGGTGGCCGGGGTAACGCTCCAGGCTCCCGGAACCTCGACCACTTCGTCCGTTGGTACGGAAAGCTGACCTTCCAAGAAGCGGTCTGCTGGTCCTTTGGTGTCGTCCCTTCGGAACTGCCCAGTCTTTTCTGGCGGTACACGTATTACGACATTAAAATACGCACCAGACTGCGGCTTGGTGAATGTCAAGCAAATCATGTGCAGCAGTTCCAGACGCTCGCCTTGCTCCTTTCGCAAACCATAGGCAGCTCCGGTTCTGAAGCCCAGGACCAGCGCCCGAAGGACATGGCAGATGCAACTCGGCAACTGTCGCGCCTCTTCGGAAAATAAGTGAAATGGCGACTAAATCCCAGGTTGATCAAGGCCAAGTTGATCTCAACATCAATCAACAGGTCTTCGATGATGTAAGGAAGCTGGAGTCGAGCCTTCAAGGTGTACTGAAGGTCTTGAACTCGGTAAGCTCGGGCTTCAAGGGAATGTCTATTCCCGGAGTCTCCAGCACGAGCACCAGCAACGCCAACCTGGGTAGCCAGATCGCCGTCTTGACCCGCGATGTTCGCTCTCTCCTGGCTGCTGCGAAGCAGTCGGGAGCGATCTCGCAGACCGGCGTTCCTGCGGCCTACAGCTCGGCCGTGAACCAAGGCCGCGTGCAAGGTGCATCGCAAGCCGCAAGGTTCTCGAACAACCGCGTGGAGCTGGAGCTGGCCAATGCTCAGGTCAAGGCCGCAGAACGCCGCTTCGAGATCCTGAAATCCCAGGACGTGCTGGAAGAGGCGCAGCGCCGCCGCACCGTCACCAGCATCGGCATGCAGACGCAGGCTCGCAAAGAGCTTGCGAACATGGACAAGGCCCAGGCCGAGTATTCCAAAGCCCTGCTGGCCAACGACGAGCAGGCGGCACGCCTGGCAAAGCAAGAGCTGGTCTCCGGCCGGCAGCGTCTCGACCAGCTGGAAACCGAGCTGAAGCTGCGCCAGGCTGGCGCCCGCGTGCGCCTGGCCAACGCCATGGACGGCGGCACCCGCGCCCAGGTGAACACGGCCGACTTGCAGCTCAAGGCCGTCAACGAGTCCATGGCGCAGATGCGCGCCGCGCAGCGCGAGCAAGACCGCATGATGCGCGCCTCGGAGCAAGCGGCCGAGGCCCAGCGCCGCCAGAATACGGCCCGTGCGGCCCGTGAGAGCGCCCAGGCCGAGCGCTACGCGGCTTCCTATGGTCCGACCAACCAGACGCGCCAGCAGGCCCAGGATCGTGAGGCGGCACGCGCCCAGTCCGATGCCTACCGGCCGGCGCGCCTGGCCGCGACCCAGACCCAGCTGCTGGCCAACTACACGGCCACGCGGGCGGTGATGGACTCCATGCGCGCTGGCATCCAGTTCACGCTTCAGTACGAAGAAGAGCTGATGCACTTGCGCACGATCACGAAGGCCACCGATGACCAGATGCGTGGTCTCCAGAGCACGATTGAAGCGGTGTCCAATACGACTCGCTACAGCGCCGATGACTTGACCAACGCCGCTGCGGCGTTGTCCGAGACGGGCGTGACCATCAATCAGATGGGCGGAAGCTTGAAGGCTGTATCTGACCTGGCCACGGCTACGGGCGCAGGCTTCACGATGGCGGTGAACACCGTGACGGGTTCGCTCGGCGCGTTCAAGATGTCGGCCAACGACACCGTGGACGTGGCCAACATGATCGCTCAAGCGGTCAACTCGTCTCGCCTGACGATGGACAAGCTGAAGACTTCCATCGAAACGGCGGGCGAGACGGCCAGTCAAGCCGGCGTGTCCTTCAAAGAATTCCTGGCCGCAGCTGCAACCATCGCTGATAGCGGCACCGGCACCGGCCAGACGCTGGGCAACGGTATGCGCCAGCTGCTTCTGGATCTGGAGAACCCCAGCAAGGGTCTGAAGGACGCGCTCTCGCGCCTTGGCCTGGTGGAAGAAGACATCAACGTCAAGACTCAAGGTCTCTATGGCGCGTTGATGAACCTGAAGACCGCAGGCTTCACGGCCAGCGATGCGATGAACGTGTTCGAAGCGCGTTCGTCCTCGGCGTTCAACGCGCTGACTTCGAATCTTCAAAAGATGGAGAGCTTCCAAGAATCTCTCTTGAACACCGACGCTGCAACCCGCGCCAACGCCGACCAGATGGAAACGCTGGGCGCGCAGTACGACCGTGTGCGCAACCAGACCAACCTCCTGGTGAGCGAAGGCCTGAAGCCCATGGCTGCGGTCTTGACCAACGTGTTCGAAGCGGTGGCCAATGGTGAAGGCAAGTTGAAGGAGTTCTCGGCCGTCGTTCAAGCCATCGGCGCGCTGTTGACTGGTGGCGCGTTCGCCGTTGGTCTGAGCTGGGCGGCGAAGCTGATGGGAGGCCTGGCTGCGCTCACCTTCACGTCGGGCGGCGTGGCAGCGCGGATGCTGTCGGCCGCGACCTGGGCCGCAGCTGCTGGTCCCATCGGTCTGTACGTCGGAGCCGTCGCTGCGGCGGCTGGTGGCCTGGCCTACCTGATCTCGCAGCTGACCAAGACCGAAGATGCATTCGAGAAGCAACGCACGAAGGTGAACGAGTCCAAGGCGGCGCTGCAAGAGAGCACGCAAGCCTATGACACCATCGGTCGCCGGATCTCCAACGTGCAAGACAAGATGATCGCCATGAACCGCGACACGTCCGGCGCGATGCTGCGCCGTGAAGTGAACGACGTGGCCAAGCAATTCGAAGAGTACGGTGTGACGCTGGATCGCAGCGCGATCAAGAAGACCGAAGATCTCATCGACGCGCTGCAACGCCTGCGCAACGAGCTGGGCAAGCGCTACTCCATCGACGCCAGCATTCTGGCCAACGACATGGAGACGCTGGCCATCCGAGCTGGTGACAAGGCGGGTGAAGTCTCTCGCGGCGTGAAGGGTCGTCCTTTCATGTCGGGGAATGTAGATCGAGCCTTGGCCCTTCCTGGCCTCTACTCGGGCTACAGCAACTTCGACTTCTTCACTGGCGCGGCGAGCCGCAATGGTCGTCGTCTCGGCACGACCCTGACGGGCGCTCAGTCGTCCGGCTTCCTGCCGATTGAAGAGCAGTTGAGCACGGCCAACGTCGCGCAGATCGTGCAGTACCTGCGCGACTCGGGCGTCAACGGCGCTGCTGGTGCCGGCGCGGGTCTGCTGGAGGCCTTCGGCCTGAACGGCAAGAAGGCTCCCAACGATGTGAACTCTATTGGCCAGTCCATCTCTGCCTTCAGCGATCTTCGCCGCATGGCCACGTTGCAGCGCTCGCAGTCGTCCGAGGGTTCGGCCGATTACCGCCGCGCTGAAGCCGTGATCCAGCTGGCCGAGAACATGAACGCCAGCCTGACCAAGGTTCAACAAGCCGTCTTGGAGCAAGAGAAGGCGACTCGTGATGCTGACCAGGCGCGCAAGACGGAAGCTTCGGCGCAGTATCGCCAAAGCCCGGAAGCGCAGGCGATGGCCAAGGAAGTGAGCGACGTGGTCAAGACGGTCAACACCGCCATGGCCTCCCGCGCCAGCAGCCCCACGCAGTCGTTCGAAGCGCTGTGGAACGCGGTCAAGCAAGCCGAGAGCGGTGGTCGTCAGTTCGGCAGCGATGGCAAGCCCCTGACCAGCTCCAAGGGCGCGGTCGGTGTCTCGCAAATGCTGGAGACCACCGGCCCTGAAGCTGCACGCTTGGCTGGTGTCGAGTGGAACAAAGAGTCGTTCTACAACGATTCCAACTACAACGAGAAGCTGGGAAGGGCGTACCTTCAATCTTTGCTGTCTCGCTACAGTGGCAACCAGATGCTGGCCACGTCGGCCTACAACTGGGGCATGGGCAACGTTGACCAGCTGATCGGCAAGGGTGATCCCCGCGTGCCTGGCTCTGGCGTGACCTCGACCGACTTCATGATGAAGCTGCCGGCTGAGACCCGCAACTACAACCAGTCCGTTGGCACGGCCGACTACGCCTCTGGTCTGGGCGTCTATGGCGCCTACAACCAGCTCATGGCCAACAAGGACATGGCGGCGGCGCGCACGCTGGCCGGCAACAAGCTGCGCGAGCTGACCACGGCGCTGGAAGCCGCAACGAAGTCGGGCAACGACAGCGTGGTGGACTCCTTGAACGAGCAGATCAAGGCCGTCAACGAGGCCAAGAGCGGTATCGACAAGGTGTATGCCGGCTCTCGTGCTGCGGCCGAGCAGGCCATCGGCCGCACGTCGCAGGCTCGCCAGCGCAGCTACGCGGATCAGATCGAAGCCGAGCGCCGCCAGCTGGCCGACGAGAAAGATCCTGAAGTGGTCAAGGCCGCGTTTGAGCGCATCAAGGCGCTCACCAACATGACCTACGAAACGCGCATTCAGGCACTCAAGGACACCAACGAGGCGAAGTTCAACCCGGCCACCGGCACGACCGAGTACACGCAGGACATCAACGATCAGTTGCTGTCTCTTCAACAGCAATGGGAAGCCGAGATCGCTAAGGAAACGGCCAACCAGAAGCATGAGATGGAGAACCGCTACAAGATCATCGGTGACAACCAGCTGTCTACGCGCATGAAGACCGAGAACGTCGATTTCAAGAACCTCATTCAACGCCTGGAAGCCAGCCGCAAAGGCATCAACAAGAACCTGGCTTCGGACTTGAACGACGCCGAAATCAACTCTGGCCTGCGTGGGTTCCAACGCGACCAGCAGCTCATGAGTGACCCCCGCTACGCTTCGCGCTACAGCGCTGCGCAGCGCGAGTACATGAGCCGTTCTATGGCTGATGCGCAAGACGTGACGAACAAGGCTCAGTATGAAGCCGTGACGGCGCGCCTGCGCGAGATGGACGCCAACGTGAAGACGTTGCAGAACCTCATCGGCACGTTCGACAAGACCGTCGGTAGCGACCAGGATGGTCCCCTGTACGCCCAGCGTGACCAGTACGGCGAGAACACCAAGGAATATCAACGCCTGACCAAGGAGATCGACGCTGCCAATTCGCAACGTCAAACCGCGACCGAGAAGTTGAACTCGCTGGAGACGGATCGAGTGGCGATCCTGCAACAGCAAAAGGATCTGTACGAGAAGATCAGCCAGGTGCCGCCGCGTCCCGCCAACTTCACTGAAGGCGTGGACATGGTGAACAAGAACTTCTTGAACAAGAACGATCCTACCGAGCAGGCCATCGCCGGCTACGGCAGCATGATCGACACCAGCAAGAACTCGCTGGCCACGTTCCTGAGCGACATCGCCACGCGCTCCAAGACGGCCGGGGATGCCTTCAAGGACTTCGGCCGCAGCGTGGCAAAGTCTTTGCTCGACATCGCCACCCAGTACCTGGCCATGGGCGCGATTCGAGGCCTGCTGTCGCTGGTGGGATCGGTCGCTGGCGCTGCTGGAGGGGCCGCAGGCGCGTCCGCAGGGGCAGGGGATGTCATGACCCCGACCACGACGGGTTTTGCGAACATGGGCGGCATGGCGCGGGCTGGCAGCATCCACCGTTTCGCAGGCGGCGGCATGGTCCCGGGAGGCCTGGCCCGCGACTCGGTGCATGCCCTGCTGCGACCGGGCGAGATGGTCATGAACACCGAGGCGGTCTCGGCGGTCGGTGCGGGATACCTGGCTGACCTGAACACGGCCGGCCGGCGCGAGATCCAGGACTCGGCCCCGCCGCGCATGCCCAGCCAGCAGCGTGAAGCGGACATGACCAACGTCTACGTGGTGGCGCCTGACCACCAGCCGACGATGGGTCCGAAAGACGTGCTCGTTACGATACAAGATGATATCTTGCGGAACGGCTTCACCAAGAAACTCATTAAGCAAGTGGCAATGGGGCAAACCTAATGGCTATCGTAGAATCAACCTTCAACTTTCCCGTCCATACTGTGGGCGAGAAATATTCCGAGAGTGGCACTCGCGTCAAGCTGGGGAACTCGTACCAGTTTGACTCGCCTCCTGTCGGTCCTGATCAACGCATCTTCACCCTGAACTTCGAGTCGATGATCCGACTGCTGGATGAAACCGGCCAGATGGACACGACCACGATGCGAGAGGTGAACGCAGGCGCGCTGCTGGTCTTCTACGAAACCCACCGCCTGTATAAGCCGTTCTACTACCCCCACCCATGGCTGGGAACCATCATCGTCAAATTCAATACGCCTCTCGATCTGCCCAAGGGCATCAAGAACGGCGGTGGCTGGTGCGAGGCTTTCAGCGTAGAGCTGATTGAACAGCCGTGAGGAACAATCTTCCGTCCACCCACGTTAAGGATGCCTTCGAGCTTACGCCGGAGTCTCAGGTAGATCTCATCATGATCGAACTGAACTTGAACGGCGGTGGCCAGATCATCTGCATCACAAGCCGCCAGGAATTCACCTGGCAAGGTCGCAAGTACGAGTTCCTTCCGAATGCGATTGCTGGTGAAGGCGTCAGCACCCAGGGTGAGGCCAAGCGGCCGAAGTTCACCGTGGCCAACCCTGACGGAGCCTTCTCGGCGTTCGTCGCGCAGGGCAAGATGGACGGGGCCACCATCACGCGCTACCGCGTCAGCCTGGCGGACATCACCAACAACATCAACCGATTCCAGATGAACCGTTGGCGCGTGTCCAAGGTGGCATCCATGACCAAATCCATGTTGACGTTCGAATTGCGCTCGCCACTGGACGGTCAATTCTTCCTGCTTCCTGCTGAAGCCTTCTATCCCCCGGAGTATCCGCATGTCTCTCTACAGTAAGTACGTCGTCGGCTTTGAAGGCCGGCCCTATGTTGAGGGACGCTACGACTGCTATGAACTCGTGCGTTCGTGGTTCAACAAGCACTACGACCTCGGCATGGAGAACTACGCCCGCCCAGACGGCCTGGTGGTTGGTGGTCAGACGGTCTTGTACAAGAACATGGAAGCATTGGGTTTCCACATCGACCAGTCGGCTACGCTCAACCGTCTTCAGCTGGGGGATGTGCTGATCATGCAGGTCAACACCCGTGGTCCAGATCCCAACCACGTTGGCGTTTACGTTGGCAACGGCTACTTCCTGCATCATATGTACGGGCGCAAGTCTGAAGCCGACACGATCACCGAGAAGTGGAAAGGCCGCATCATGGACATCGCCCGTCACCCTGATGTCGTGGAAGTGAATCGTCTGACCCCCCTCGAAACCGTGAGCATCACCGAGCTGATGCCCCCCAACATGAGAATGCGATATGAAGGAATCCCTGCAAGCATTGTGGAACCCGACGGTGGAACGCTGCGGCCTAATACTCCGTGACGGAACCATCCTTGAATGTCAAAATACGCACGAAGATCCACACATTGGTTTCGAGATCTCGGCCGATGATCTTGTGAAGTACGCGAGCCAGGCCGTGGCTACCTGGCACACGCACCCGGCGACCAGTTCGAACCTCAGTCCCGACGATTACGAAGCCTTCCTGGCATGGCCTCAGTTGCGGCACTACATCATCTCCGAAAAAGACGTGTGGTGCTTTTTTATTAGAAACAACCTGGTGGTGTTATTCGATGAAGAGAATCCATCTGCTTGGGTACTTGAATAAGTTCCATCCTGAACCCATTGAGGTCGAAGCCTCGACTCCTGAAGAAGCCTTGATGTACCTGAAGTACATCCCGGGCCTCGACACCGACACGATGGAAAAGATCCGTGTGCGCGTGCGTGGTTTCGAGTCTGTGGATGCTCTGCGCGCGCCGACCGACGTGGTGGACCTGTTTGTGGCCCCCACGATGCGCGGGTCTGGCGCCAAGGCCGGGGGCTTCTTCCAGATCATCGTCGGCATCGTCGTGGTCGTGGTGTCTGCCGTCTTCCAACAATACTACGGGGTGGCGGCGGGCCTGGCCATGATCGCAGGCGGCGTGATCGCCGTGCTCGCGCCGACGCCCAAGCTCGGGGGAGGGGAGACCGGGCCGGACACCCAGACCTTGTTCCTTCCATCTACCCAAAATACCGTCAAGATCGGAACTCGAAAGCCGATCTTGTACGGTCGCATCAAGCACTTCGGCCATTATCTGTCGTTCAACGTGGACGCCAAGCGCTACGACGACAGCGCCATGAACATCTCCGGTTACTGCAACGGCACCGGAGCCGGTCAAGACTACTATTGCGTGATCAATTAAATGCACATTGCACCTTTGCGTGGAGCCGGTGGCGGCGGGGGCGGCAGCAGCTCCAAGTACAAGCGCACCGATGACAACCTCTTCTCCCGAGACACCGTTGAACTGGTCCTCGGGTTGAGCGTTGGTCCCATTCGTGGCCTGACCCGTGGCATGAAGAGCTTCTACGTTGGCGGCACCCCGCTGATGTCGGAAGGCGGCGACATGAACTTTCAATCTTTCAACCTGGGCGTCAAGCTCGGGTACGAGAGCGATGGTCCGGTCTCCTACAAGCTGGGTGGCGAATCCTCCAACAAGTCCGTTGGCACGAAGATGATGAGCGGTACGTGGATCAGTCGGCAGACCGAGCAGACCGTGCGCGGCGTGATCGACCAGCTCCAGGTTCGCATCAACTTCCAACAGCTGTACCGCACCGACGACAAGGGTGACTACAACCACACCGCGCAGTTCTACATCCAGTACAAGCCGGCGTCTTCCGGCTGGTGGCAGAACTATGGCGGCGAGATGGTCCAGATCACGGGCAAGACCACCTCTGGCTACTACGTGGACTTCGTCTTCGACGTGCCGCGCATCAATGATGACTGGCTCATCCGAGTCATGAAGGTGAACCCGGACAGCACGAACACCAACGTGTGCGACATGGCCTGGGACAGCTTTCAAGCTATCACCAAGAGCAATCGTCGCTACAACAAGCTGGCACTGGCCCACATCGTCGCGCTGGCCACCAGCCAGTTCGGCTCCATCCCCGACTTTGCTGGCGTCTACGATGGTCGCCTCATCCAGATCCCGACGAACTACAACCCTGACACCAGGCTCTACGACGAGATCACGCCGTGGAACGGCACGTTCAAAACGGGTTGGACGAACTGCCCGCCGTGGATCTTGTATGACCTGATCATGAATCCCGACTACGGCCTGCGGAAGTATTACCCGCAGATCACGGTCAACCGCTTCGACTTTTACGACGCGGCCAAGTGGTGCGATACCTTCGTGCCGAACGGCAAGGGTGGCTATCAGCCGCGCTACACGTTCAACATGGCGCTGCTGGAGGCCAAGGATGGTCTGGAGATGCTGCAATGGATCGCGGGCAGCTTCGGTGCTGTGATCTTCGATGATGCAACCGGCCAGGTCTATCTGAAAGTGGACAAGTGGGAAGAGCCGAAGATGCTCTTCACGCCGGAGAACGTTGAAGGTGGAGACTTCAACTACAGCTTCACCGACATGACCACGCGGTACAACGACTACAAGGTGCAGTTCGTCAACCCGGATCTCGACTGGAACCAGGATCAACGTCGCGTCTACGATCCCACCCACATCGCTTCGCATGGCAACATCCCGACCGAGATGGTCATGGTGGGATGCACCGACGAGCATGAAGCGCTGCGCCGTGGTTACTACCGCATGATCACGGCCTTGACCGAAACGTGCTCGGTCACGTTCAACGTTGCTCGCCTGGGCAAGGTGATCGACCCGTACATGGTCATCGCTATCGCTGACCCGACCCCTGGCTGGTCCGTCAGCGGCCGGATCAAGGCGTACATGAACAGCTACGTCCAGCTGCGAGATCCGATCTACTTCACGACGGTGCAGAACTACACCATGACCTTGCAGACCGTAGATGGCCTGGTCAAGGTGGTGGTAAATCCTGAGCGCGTGGGGACGGCTTTCCAGGTCAAGGTGGTGTCGGGCTTTGTGCCGGATGGTCTGCCGGATCGCACGGTGTTCTCTATCGAGGACAACGGCAACTTCGGCGTGGCCAAGCCCTTCCGGGTAATGGACATCGAGAACATCGAAGGCAGCGCTGATCGCTTCACGATCATGGCCATCGAGATCAACCGGAACAAGCAGGCCGGCGCGGACAACTGCACGCCGGTTGGCAGCGTCCAATACTCGTTCAAGAACCCGCTTATCCCTCCACCCCCGATGAACATTCAGGCGGACTCCGGCACCGAGCAAATGATCATCGCCCAGGATGGTTCCATCATGGCGCGGATCTTCGCGTATTGGGACGCCCCGCCCAACGTGCTAATCGAGCGCTATGAGATCGAGTGGAAAGAGAGCGATCAATCCACCTGGTATTACACGACCAGTCCCAGCGAAAGCGTGTTCCTTGCACCTTGCAAGAGCGGCGTGGCTTACGACATCGTGGTCTGGGCTGTGAACTCGTTCGGCAATCGCTCGTCGGCGCTGACGCTGTTCAACTATGTCTGCATCGGCAAGACCGCGCCCCCGTCGAACGTCAAGAACTTCACGATCCGCCGCCGCACGAATGACATCCTGCTGCAATGGGACGCTATCCCCGACCTCGACCGCAAGGGCTACGAGATCCGCATTGGCACGACGTGGGAGACCGCGACCGTGCTGGTGACGGACTACTCCGCTACGCAGTTCGCATGGACGACGACTGAAGGCGGAAGCTACTCGTTCTTGATCAGTGCCATCGACTCGTCGGGTAACTACTCGCTGCTGCCCACGCTGCAAACGATCTACATTCAAGGGCCGAGCGCGGTCACAGGTGTCATCGCCATCCAGTCGAACAACCGCATCGAGCTGCGCTGGACGCCGAACCCTGAAGACAACATCTTGGAATACGAGATCCGGGAGGGTGGCGCGTGGGGTACTGCGGTGTTCCTGGCCAAGGTCAAGTCCACCGGCTACAGCGTCACGGCCGGTTCCGCTGGCACGCGGATGTTCTGGATCAAGGCCATTGCCTCGCCTGGCGTCTACTCCGAACGTGCATCGTTCGTGACGACCGACGTAGCCCAGCTGGACGACACCAACATCATCTACACGACGGACGAAGTGGCCAATGGCTTCCTCGGTTCGCGCTACAACATGGTGGTGGTCGGCGGCGAGCTGCGAATGGACAGCGGCCGGCAGCGTTCCGAGTACATCTTCCCGGTCACGCTACCCACGCGCTTCCGGGCGCAGAACACGCTGTTCGTGGGTCTTGACGCCATCGTGGACTACAGCACGACTTGGGCGCAGGCCACCTACCCGTGGGACGACCCCAAGGCGCGCACGCCGTGGGTCACGCCCGGCGACATCTCATCCATCGGCTACAAGTCCGAGATCTCGCTGCGCCGCGAGATCCCTGCGGATGTGCTGCACTCCTGGCCCCTGAACGGCACGCTGGTCTCGGAAGGCTTGTCCGACCGCAACCCCGCCAACATCCTGGAACAGGAGAACATCACCTACGGCACCGGCAAATACGGCCGAGGCCTGTACGTGGAAAGCGGCACGCCGACGCCAACCAAGCTGCGCTACACGACCATCATCCCGTCCACCTTCAGCTTCAGCGCCTGGGTTCGCCCGATGGATGTTGAGGACGACGTGTGGTTCGTGATGGAACGCGGAGCTGACTGGATCGCCGTGGTCTACAACAAGGAACGCGAAGCCGTCATGGTCACTTCGACCGACAGCAAGCAGATCCTCATTCCTTTCAAGATCAACCCTGGTGAACGTTACCTGGTCACGCTCGTTCAAGGTAGCGGTGATCGCACCTTGTACGTCGGCCGTGAAGACAACACCTATGCCAAGGGCATGGTCTCCGCCTTCCCGATTGGCGCTATCACCAGCGTGAGGTACTACTGATGTCACACATCATCTCCGATGCCTTGGTGACTACCAAGCTTTTGACCGAGGAACAGTTTCGACAGTCCCTCATCAACGAAGCGCCGGTGGGCTTCGGCCCCTTCCAGCAGTTCGTCCCCGGTGACTACGAGTATGAGACTGCGCTGTACCGGATCTCGATGGTGTCGAGTTCCGGCGACCGTGGTGTGATCAACAAGTTGCAGGTTGATGTGGACGTGCCGGACATGATGGACCGTGGTCGCGTGACGATCACGCCGGCCATGGCCGCAGCTGGCCCGACCTGGGTGTCTTTCAGCCGCCCGTTCCACATTCCTCCTGAGCCTGTAACCAACTTGATGAGCGCGTCGTTCGAATGCGTGGTCCGCGTGTTGCCGGATTCCGTCACTCGGGCAGGCTTCATGGTCTACCTCCAACGGACGGACAACGGGGAACGAACGGATGGTGTGCTGACCTGGGCCGCGCACTCCTATTAAACCTGGGCTTCTCCGGTTCTCCCGGATAAAATCTCACCACGGTAAACGGAAGATTCAACCATGCAAAACTACACCAACATCCCGTCAAGCCAGCGAGTCTCCGACTCGCTGGCGCTGTTGCTGAACAACGACCTGACGGGGATCTCGCGCAACAGTGGCACGGCCTTCCCGACCATCGGTCTGCAAGTCGGGATGCCCTTCGTCCATTTGACCGAGCGCAAGCTGTACCGCCTGGAGAGTCTGTCGCCCGTCACCTGGACGCTGGAGCTGGACCTGGCCAAGACCCTGGTCTACTCGGAAACCATTGACACGGTGAACGCGCTGGTGGCCACCAAGGTTTCGCTGTCGGGCGGCGTCATGACCGGATTGCTGACCTTGAGCGGCAACCCGACGCAGACCCTGCACGCGGCCACCAAGGGCTACGTGGATACGGTCGGCGCTACCGCTTCAGCGTCCGCCAATACCCGCGTGCTCAAGACGGGCGACACCATGACCGGCCAGCTCACGCTGCCGGGAGATCCGACCTTGGATCTTCATGCGGCGACCAAACGCTATGCCGACTACCTGTTCAACACGGTCAACCAGAACAAGGTGAACAAGGCCGGCGACACGGTGAACGAGATCTACAACACCGGCTGGTATCGCTCGACGGGTAACGTGGGCTGGTACAACCAGACCTACGGTGGCGGCCTGTACATGGTTGATTCCGTCTACTTGCGCGGCACGGGCGCACAGGGGTTGATCGTCGGCCCTCACCAGCTACTGAACAACGGTCAGATCTACACCGGACGCTACGGCTACCTTGAAAACTACTTCGCTTCCAAGAGCGCGGAAGATCGCATCACGGCGGCGAGCACGACCGAATCGGGCAGCGGCTCCTTCTACAACCCGGGCGGCTATTACCTGACGCGCTCCGGCGCCTACGTCTACCTCGTCAAGCCGCGCCAGAACTGCAACTGTGACTGCAACTGCAATTGCTCGTGCTTCCCGGCCGGTACGATGGTGCTGATGGCCGATGGGACGCAGAAGCTGATCGAGACCATCCAGGTCGGAGATCAAGTCATGGGCTGGGATGGCCAGCCTGATGAAGTTGACTTGATGGAATACCCGATCTTGGGCGAGCGCCGCCTGGCTGGCTTTGCTGACGGCTCGTTGAGCTGGTCGGAAGAGCACCTGGCCTGGACGCGCCGCGATGGCCACGAGTGGTTCGGCACGCTGGGCAAGAACTGGTGGTATGCCGAGGTACTGGCGGATCACGTCGTCGGCCTGCGCGACAACGCCACGCTGCGGGATCTGGATGAAGACCGCGACGAGTTCGCGCACGTTAGCGGCTGGGTCAAGCGCAAGCTGGTGGCCGAGAAGGCCGACTACAACACCCAGCTGTACCTGCCGCGCACCAAGCGCACGCACATGATCATCGTCAACGGCTACCTGATGACGGCCGGCACTGACGGCTTCGCTGTGGACTACACGCAAGTGAACTGGAAAGGACTCCCCCATGTTGCTGCATAAATCCTTCGTCTCCCCCGAGCTGGTCTTCTCGGACGACAAAGAAGTGGCCAAGGCCAATGAATGGACCTTGCGTGTTCAACCCACGCCTACCGGGTTCATCATCCAGTCTGCGGCCTATCAGCTGTATTGGCAGTTCGACCACACGAAGCTCCAGCACGGCGACGACATCCTGCACCTGGTCAAGGCCCGCAGCGGTGAGGTCAAGATGATCTGGCACTCCGAGACCACGCAGTCCAAGGACGGCATGGCGGCGGCGCTCCAGCGCAACAACATCGACGTGTTCATGCCGCTGGTGGTCATCGCCATTGCCAAGGACACGTCCGACTTCGTTGCGGTGTTCCAGGCCAACTCGACCCAGACCCTGGGCGACTTCAACGTGCTGCCCGAGAACCTGGCCACGGCGCGCTCGGACGAGATCTTCCTGGCCGTCGCGCCGCAGATGACGGACATGATCAACCGTTATGGCGAGAAGATGCGCTTGCTCAAGGGCATCCGCACCAACGACGCCATCGCGGCGCTGGAGGCCCAGGTGGATCTGCTGACCTCGTGGGTGTCGGCGCTGATCCCCGAGGAATTCCGGGACCAGCTGATCGAGGCCGGAGTTCTAAGGAACAAAGATACCAAAGTGGTTTTTGATGATATGCTTGCGTTCAAGCAGTCGATGCGCTCCCGCGTTGGCACTTATCAAAAGATCGTCAAGAAAACATGACCACCTTTGTTCTCAAGACGGTCGATGCCGATGGCATCGGCCGTGATTTTTTGTACAACAACATGGCCAGCGTGTTGCGTGAGATCAGCACCAACACGAAGATCATGCCGCGTGTCACCGAAGAGAAGGTGACGCCGACCCGCCCGGTCATGGTGACGTGGAAGAAGAGCCGCAAGATCAGCGTGCTCAAGATTCAGCTGGGTCTGTCCTGCAACTACTCCTGCGAATACTGTCTCCAGCGCTTCGTGCCATTCGAGCAAGACACGAGCGCCCGCGATGTCGAGGCCTTCATGGCCAGCCTGGAGCGCAACGTCACGCTGGCGCCTAACGCCCGCATCCAGTTCTGGGGCGGCGAGCCGCTGGTCTACTGGAAGACCATGTTCCCCTTGGCGCGAGCACTGCGCGCCAAGTACCCCGAGGCACAGTTCTCGGTCATCACCAATGGTTCATTGTTGGATTTCGAGAAGGCCTTGTTCCTGCTGGAGCTGGGCTTTGACGTGGCCATCTCGCACGACGGCCCCGGCCAGTCGATCCGAGGTGCTGACCCGTTCGAAGATCCGCTCACGCGCCAGGCCATTCTCATGCTCTACCAGCGCCTGCAACCGCTGGGCAAGATGTCCTTCAACGCGATGATCCACAAGAACAACCAGAGCCGCGCTGCGGTTCAAGAGTTCTTCCAGAAGCTGACCAACGATCCTGACGTGCCGATTGGTGAAGGCGGCTTCATCGACGCCTACGATGAAGGCGGCATGATGCACACGACCATGACCGCGCAAGAGCACGTCGAGTTCCGCCGGCAGGCGTTCGATGAGATCTCCAATGGTCGAGCCTTGAACTTCGTGTCGGTCGGCCAGAAGATCATGGACTTCTTCGAAACGCTGGACACTGGCCGCAGCGGCTACCACGTCTGGCAGAAGTGCGGCATGGATAAGGAAGACCGCATCGCGGTCACGCTCAAGGGCGACGTGCTGACGTGCCAGAACGTCTCAACCACGGCGGTCGCGGCGAACGGTGCCTCGCACCATGTCGGCAACATCGAGCGGATGGAAGAGGTCAAGATCGAAACCAGCAGCCACTGGCTCGGCCGCGAGAACTGCCGGTCATGCCCGGTGCTTCAGCTGTGCAAAGGCTCCTGCATGTACCTGCAAGGCGACCTGTGGGATGCGAGCTGCGCGGCCTCGTACAGCGACAACGTGGTCTTGCTGGCCGTGGCCGTGAAAGAGCTGACGGGATGCACGCTCAAGACCATCGAGCCGCTGGGCGACAAGCTCCCTGACTACCGGCGCAACGTGTTCGATGACGCCCCCAAGAACGAAACGCACCTTCGGAAAATCATTCCGATCACCCTGGAGAAGAAGTGATGAACGACCCTCAAGCTCAAGCTCAACCCCGCGAACCCGGCGACTACATGATCCAGGCGCTGCAACACCAGCGCAACAACGCCATGGACTTGCTGGCGCAGACCCAGATGTCCCTGGGCATGGCTCAACAAGGCCTGGAGCAAGCCATCGCGCAGAACAAGGCGCTCAACGAGATGAACGAGGCCATGATCAAGGCCAACGCCGAGCTGGAAGGTGAGCTGGCGCGCCTGCGGTCGGAGAACCAGATCCTGGCCACCAAGCTCGACTCGCACGCGCACTGCGCGCAAGGGGAGGGGGTCTTGACCACGTTGCTCACGGCCGACAATCCGCCCGCGCATACCCCGCCTCCCCCTCAAGCCCAGGCGGGCGAGCCGGCCACGGCGAGGGGGTCGGAAAGTTGACGCCCCACCAGTGGTCGTGGAAGAGGCGCTGGCGCGTTTTCTGAACGCCGTTGGGGACCAGATAGCAGCACTGGCCAGAAAGCTCCCCAGAGGCCGGAATCGCAGGCCATAGCCCTATGTGAAAGCGCCCTTGACGGGCGCTTTTTCTTTCCAGAAAACCTTTGGGTAGATGCAACCATCCGGTTAGAATCATCCCACCTTCACCGGAGTTCACCGTGATCACCATTTCCCCCCAACAGCTCAAGCGGATAATGCCGAACGCCAGCCTGGCTAACACGGAGCTGTACGCGCCTCTGCTGACCTCGCACATGCTCAAGTGGCACATCGACACTTACGAGCAAGTCACTGCCTTCATCGCCAACGTTGGCCATGAAAGCGGTGAGTTGAAATGGGTCGAAGAGATTGCAAGTGGTGCCGCTTATGAAGGTCGCCGCGATCTCGGCAACACCGAACCTGGCGATGGCAAGCGGTACAAAGGCCGGGGTCTCATCCAGTTGACGGGCCGGCTCAACTACGTGTTGATCGGCTTCATGCTGGAGCAAGACTTCATCAACAACCCTGAAAAACTCAAGGAGCCGAAATTCGCATCCGAAAGCGCTTGCGCCTTCTGGTGGAACAACTATCTGGATCGCAAAGCAACGAGCGAGACTCAGTTCCGCCAAGTCGTCAAGATCATCAACGGCGGATATAACGGGATGGACGACCGTAGCAAGTTGTACGCCCGCGCCCGTGACGTTCTCGCGGAGCAAAAATAATGAACCACAATGACTTCATTGGTCGCCTCATGTTCACGAGTTGGGCGGTCATCGTAGTTATCTTAGCGGTGACTCCCTCAGACTCTGTTCCCGAGATCAGCAATCTGTATGGAGGAATGTTGCTCACAGTCCTCCTGGCAATTGCAAGCGCGTTCTTGATTGCTGATCTGGTCATCAACGACTTCATGCCTCCCCGATTCGTGTTTCGCACCGCGATGAAGTGGAGAACATGGGCCTACACTCTGTCGTCTTTCGTATACGCCGCCCACTTGTTCGTCGTCGCTCGGTCGATTGGATTTGTGGAAGGCGGGACCATCGTCATGTACACGACCATGGTCCTATTCGGATTGCTGCTCTCGTTTCGCAACATCTTCTGCCTGCGAGGGAAAAAGCGTGCAACCGTTAATTAAATATATGGCCGCTATGACGGCCATGCTGTGGGGCGTTACCTTCACTGCGGCGGTGCAAGCTCAAGGCATCGGCTACCGCATTGGGGCTGACCTGGCGAGCATTCCGTTCTCGGCTTACGTGATCGTGGTGATGCTCAGTGGTGTCGGCGGATTTGTCTCGACGTTGATCCGGCTGTCGAATGAGTCCGACGAAAAACTTGCGCGGTGGAAGCTCTTCGCCCTGCGAGATATGGCGTCGTCCTTGTTGGCCGGCATCGTGGTCTTCTTCTGGGCGGAATCCTCCCAGTGGGATTCCGCTCGTGCCGCCATCATGATCACGCTGGCCGGCTTCGGCGGGACCAAGGTGCTTGACATCCTGATGGACAAGTTCTTTTCCAAAAAGGAGCCGCAATGAAGATGATCTCTCTCCAGACCACCATCATTGCGGCCGCAATAGCACTCGCGGTCGGGGGCATCGGCGGATTGGTCTCGGCATGGAGCCTCACCAGGAACCATTACATCGCCAAGATCGAATCTGAACGATCAGCTGCGAGTGAGGCCGCTCGTATCGCTGAAGCGAAGTTCAACACCACGGTGGCCAACCTCAAGTCTGCCAGCAGCCGTGAGCTAAATGAAGTATCAACTGCTCTTCAGGAGAAACTGAATGCTGCTGAAAAGATCAACGATGATTATGCTCGTCGTATCGCCACTGGTTCTCTCGTCCTGCGCGACCCGGGAGCCAGTCGCCCCCGTCAAGTATCCCAGGATCGAAGTTGCCCCGCCGCCAGCCAACGTGATGGTCAAACGGGAAGCGAACTTTCGACAGAGGCTTCTCAATTTCTTTGGGGAGAAGCCGAGCGAGCTGACCGAAACACCGAAGAATTGAGCGCGTGCCAGGCGGTGGCCGCGAGCTACTGGCAACTGATCAACAAGTATGGCCTGGAGATCGAAGCTCTCACGGCCACCATGATGAAGTAAGGACTGAAGATGGCCACCAACCCTCTTATCCCTAACAACGCAGATGGCCAGAAGGTGATCCTGGTCGTAGCACCCGTAGTGAATGCCGGAGATAACATCGTGCCTATCAAGATGCTTTATGGAAGCGGCGCGCCGTCGAATGCTGACGGCGACGAGAAAGACTTCTACATGAACATCGACAACTACTATCTCTTCGGTCCCAAGACCCAGGGTCTGTGGGGGACCGGCATCAACCTGCGTGAGAAGGGAGAGCAAGGCCCGCCCGGGGACATCAACCTGGAGAAGATCGAAGAGATCATCGGACCTTCTGGCGCGAATGCCGAAATCGTGATCGACCTCTCGCTGGTCAAGTCGGTGTTCAAGATCAAGCTCAATGCTTCGATGAACAAGATCACGCTGGTGAACACGACCACGGCCGACGCTTCGATTGCGCGCACCTTCACGGCTGTGCTGGAGCAAGGCACCGGCAGCAACGAAGTCACCGACTGGGACGCCCGTATCCGTTGGCCCGATGGTCTGCCGCCTGAGCTGTCGTATCAGATCTCCACCTACGACATCTTCCACTTCCTGTCGCTCAATCGCGGTGACTCGTTCATCCCGATGCGCGTTGCGGCCAACGCCCCGGTGTAACCCCATGCGCAACATCATCGCAACCGAATTGAGCCGTGCCGGCGCTGCCCAGAACGCGGTGGTGCTGGCCAAGGGCTTCATGAAGTTCCTGGACCGGCACACGGGTCTTGACCCGGATACTGGCCCCGCCGCCAACGTCGTCATCAACCCGATGGGCATTGCCGCACACAACCTCCAGAACGCAATCTCCGCGCTGGGCTGGCCAGGCGGCGCGGCCTGGGCCGACCACAACGTGGACTTGATCCAAGGCTACTTCTTCATGTGGCAGGCCACGGGAGATCGCCTCTACTTCGACCGCTTCCTGGCGGCGGTCGATGGCTACCGCGTGGGCTTCTACGCCGGCCAGGAGATCCCGAGCCAGCGCAGCATCTGGCGCGCCAACTACCTGCTCAACAGCAAGCGCCTGTACACGAACAGCGGCCAGACGGTGCCGCGTGGCGCGCCGTTCGACGTGCCTGGTGGCATCCCCACGCCCGTGGCCAACCCCAGCTCGGCCACGATGGGGAACTTCCCGCGCACCGACCTGAAGTTCGCGGAGATCCTGACGCTGGCCTATCCGAAGACCCAGCGCCAGGACCACCAGGCCATGCCGCCCTCGGTCTTTCTGACCGTGACCGATTTCGTGTCCAACCTGCGCGACGGCAACGGCGGTGTAGCGCTGCCCTACACGCCTGGTGCTGCACCCGCGAGCCTCGGTGCTTCGCCGCGCCTCATGCGCCGCGACAACTGGTCCGGCATGTGCGACACGGCCTATCAGCATCCGGCGACCTACGCGCTGCTGGGCGCGGAAGCCGAGTACCTGAACGTGGCCCAGATGTACAACGATAGCCAGCTGGCCTACCGCGACAAGTCCGGCATCCTCGGTCCTTTCGCCACGCGGTTCAACTGGAACCGGCCGGACAACACGGCCGGCGTGAACGTCTGGACCATGACCGACCGGCCCGAGGACAATGCCGCGACCTTCTACGGCGCAGCGCGCTTGTGGGAAACGATGGTGGTCAATGGCATCACGCCGCCTGTGACGTTGACCGCGACGTGCCAGCAGTACGTGACCTGGCTCACCAGCTTTCTCCAGGCGAACGCGGGCAAGACCCCGAACGTCTTTCCGACGAACTGGGCCGCGCCTTCGACTACGGGGGACGACGCGACCATCGCGGCCCTGCATCTGTCTGGTGTGGTGAGCATGGCGCGTGCTGGCGTGGCCACGAGCGCGTTGGCCGGCTTGATGCGAGCTTGCTACCTCTCGATCAAGGCCAACTACACCAAGATGGACCCTTCCTCGACGCACGCGGACATGAGCGGGACCATCGGTCCTGATCCGTCGCAAGGCTACTTCTTCACGGGAGTGGGCGGCATCGTCCTGCGAGCGCTGGGCCAGTACGCATCGTGGGCGACTCGTCGTGCTCCGGCGTTCACGCGCCCCGTGGTGCAAAGCCGATTCTTGCTGGAATCGGGCGCGGGTCGCATCCGCCTGGTAGATGGAAACCGAATCATGAAGGAACAGGGCTACGTGCCGAAGCCTCCTGTGGTCAAGTTCCGGTTGATGCTGGAAGGCGGGGACTCGGCGCTACTACGCCAGCCGGCAAGCGGCACTGGCAACCTGATGCTTGAGCCATAAGAAAAAGCCCCGGATCTCTCCGGGGCTTTTTCATTCACGCTTAGACGATGATGTGTCGCCGGATCGTGAGTTGGGCAATCTGCACCCAGATCTCGCTGTCGATGTCGGTGATGTTGGAGTTGCCCAGCAGCACCTGGAGGTGCGCCGCGTTCTCCGGCACCACGACCGAAAGGATGATGGTTCCATCTTCCTCGTCCAGCCCGTTGGTGGCCATCAGGAACTCGGTCGTGACCCCGCCCCAGCTGGAGTTGGCATAGTAGAGCGCCAGCATGTTGTTCCAGCTACCATCGGGGAGCGTGGTCGGCGTGCTGGTGGCCTTGAGCTTGACGCGCACCGTGATGTCCAGGATCTCACCCGGAGTCACGTCCATCGCGCCGATGGTGGCCGGCGAGGACTCCCCGGCCGAACTCAGGCGCGCCACACGTTGCCAGCGGCCCCGGATGTCGGGGTCATTGGCCACCAGCGTGCAGATGCCATCCGGGCCGGGGTTCACGCCAGCGGCGGCGCCTGCGGTTCCGCTGTCGGTGGCGAACAGCCCACCCGGGAAGACGTTGTACGGGTCGTTGTCGTAGGTCGTCAGCGCCGTCACACCATCGGCTTCTTGCAGCGCGCCCGCGAACTTCGGATCTTTCAGCGCGTAGGCCGCGAGCAAGCCGCAACCATGCGCCGTCAGGTGGGTCAGATCGTAGGAGGCCTTGACCGGAAAGATCTTCCAGCCCGTGGGATCTTGCAGCGCGGCGTTCGCGTCGATCATCGGGTAGCCGGTCTGGTTGCGCAGCATCTGGATCTTGTAGTTCCAGCGCGTGAGCGTGGCTTCGCTACCCGGCAAGTCCCCACGCGGCGGCACGGTCCACAGCACGGGCTTGATGCCGACGCTGTCGAGCGCGGCGCACATCCGCTTGACGGCGGCGATGCCGTCGTCCACGGCGGTGTTGTCCTGGAAGTTGTTGGAGCCGACCGCGATCACGCACAGGCGCGGCGGCGGGTCCATGGCCAACACGCCGCTCAACTGCGTGCTCTCGGCCTGCTGGGCGGTCTGGCCACCAACAGCGTTCTCGCCCCGGAAGCGCAGGCGCTGGTGCGAGAGGAAGCACAGGCGGTAGAGCCAGCCCTTGCGCTGGACGCGACCGTCAGCGGTGAGGGAATCCCCGATGGCCGTGATGCCGATGTGCTGGCGCGTGGTGCCGTAGGGGGCTTGGGTCTTGACGTAGGTGGAGAGGACGGATTCAGGCACGTTGGCGTTCTTTTCAGGGTTGCCATTCAGCGCAACCAGACGAGTCGTCGGGCCGATGCTGGTGACATTGGGTTGCTGGGAGAGGTATTCATCAGCCATTTAGGCGACTCCATCGGGTTAAGGCCGTTGGCCGGATAGCGGATAGGTGCAAGGATTTTACTTCGGAGACCGAGAAGGTGTAAGGATTTATCATGCGCGAAACGACAAAAAGCCCGCCACCGAAAGGTGGCGGGCTAGGGGTTGAACCGCTACGACGCCAGCACTTCGGCGTAGATGCGGTTCATGGCGGCGCGCAGTTCGTCTTGCTCGTTCTTCTGGTTGATGATGACGTGATCGAACAGTTCATCGGGCAGCGGGATCTCGGAGACGTGCGACGTGTCCGGTTGAGGTGCCCACGGCGCGACGACCTTCACGAACGTCGTGTCGAACGTCTGCTCCAGCATGTCGTACTCGGTGCCGAAGCGAAGATCGTCCACGAGGATGACATGGCCAGGGCTGACACGATGATGCTGTTCGATCTTGAGCTGGGCCAGGCGCGTCCAGATGAGCGGGTGGATGAGGTTGCGCCCCCACTCGGTTCCCATGGTTTGCTGGAGACGACGCGGCGTGATCCCGAACAGCTCCTTGATGGGGAGCGACTTCATCATCGCGTCTTCCATCGAGTGGATCGCCGCGTCAGGGGAATCCCCCATGTAGATCAAGAGCGTGGCCAGCATGTTCTTGATCGGCGCGGCGAACTTCACCACATCCAGGCCGTGCGCCGAGACCAGGTGCTTGGTTGAAGTGGTCTTGCCGTGGGAGGCCGCGCCATGGATGGCGATGACTTTGATGGGGCTACGACGTTCCCCAACAGCGCAGGTTGAGTCAGTCATTACTCGACCCCCCAGAATCGCTCCCAGCGCCCGAACTGGACGAGGGAGAGGGGTCAGCTTGGGTGGAGCTGGAAAACGCATCCTGGATCTCCTGGAGCGGTTTGACGGGGGCGTCGTGAAAATGCGGGTCCAGCGGGTACGGATAGCCGCCTCGGCCCTTCGTTTCCGTCCTGATATCTTTGTGGAAAGTCAAGCCACCATGGTCACTTGACTTCTCCAGCGATTCCTGAACACGAATCGCGCCGAACGGAAGGATGAACTCCGCGCCAGGCTGGCCGCTCAGGGGGTTGGGGTCGGGTGCGCCGACCGCCGATACCCGGCCGCGTGTGAACGTGGTGGTGATCGGCAGCTCGGCCGTTCCCAGGTTACGCAACACGTTCTGTTGCATGTGACGCTGGACCAGCTCCTTGCCGCGAGCGTGCAGGGCGTGCTCTTCCGGCGACCAGCTGCGGCGCAGGATCATCGGCTGGTGGTTGGACGCGAGATCTCGCTGGAGCGCTTCAGCCTCGACCTGGTAGCGGTATTGCCGCCAGCCACGCAGGTTGCCGAACTGCATCTCGGTGCCGCCCATGGGCCGGCACTGGTGCTCGGTGGGCGACGAGTGAACCGGCCGCGACGAGACGAGATGGTCATGACGCTGGAACTCTTTGTCGTACTGCGCGTTGCCGTCGAACGGTGCAAAGCTCACGCGGGCGCAGCGCGCCGTCGAGAGCTTGAGCTGGCTGGCCAGCGGGATATCACGGCGTTCTTTCTCGGTGACGTATGGCAAGTGCCATTCATCGAAGCCCAGCGGGGTCGGCGTCGAGACATCGAGCGCCGTCATGATCTCGATGGCCAGATCCTGGATGGTCGGGTCGGCGTCAGGGTGGCAGCGCAGTTGTTCCCAGTTGCTCCAGTCGGTCGAAGTGACCAGCGTGTTCATGTACTGGTACGGCTCGGTGACGCGGTTGGCCACTTGCTTGTGCGCGCCCAGCTTCATCATGATCCACGAGCCGAAGGCCGAGATCTTGGCCAGCGCGAGCCAAGTAGCCTTCACGCCCCACAGTCGCCAGCCGGTCAGCTCTTCACCGGCCTGCATGCCGGGTTGATTGCGGCCCCACGAGACCGGCGCGGCCGGCTCGCGGCGGATCTGCCGCAGCATCTTGGCAGTCGGGATAGCCCGCGACGAACCCGCGTTGCGGCTGAAGGCGCGGTGGGTCATGAACTCGGCGTGAACGATGCGCGGATATCGCAGCGCCAGCGTGGTCACGCGGAGGCCAGCAGGCGAGATCGAATCTTCGATGACGACTGCGGTGATGGTAGGTTTAAGGTTCATATGTCCTCTTGTTGAAAGACCCGCCGCCGCCCCGGGCGACGGGTGGCCTGCCGATGGGATTACGACTCGGTGTGAGCAGCACCATCCTTGTCGGCACGCGCTTCAGCCGCTTGGTCCGAGTAGCCGCTGGCGCCGTAGCGTGCGGTCTTGCCCGAGAGCAGCTTTTCGTTGTTGGCGATGAACAGCTGTTCGAGCGTGAAGCCCAGCAGCTCGGCGGTCATGTTGATGAGGTACAGCAGCTGGCCGAAGAGGATGGCCAGGTCGGCGCGGCCGTTGACCAGGTGTTCGTCCGAGCGCAGCGCCAGGCCGGCCAGCGCGCCCGTGACCGAACCCATCATGAAGGTCAGCTTGGCCAGGCGGTCGGTCAAGGTGTCTTCTTCCTGGAACGCGATGGGGGCCATGATCATGCGCATGTCTTCGCCGGCCGCATCGAAGCCGATGCCGATGTACCAGCAGCTGTCGTGCAGCTCTTCGAACATGCCCTGGCGCGGCGTGGGTTCGCCTTCCTTGCGCGCCGTGTCGGCGTCCTTGCCGTAGATGGCCACGCGCTTGACCTGGCTGGCGAATTCACCGACCTCGGTGAAGCAGCCGATGATGGCATGACGCAGGCGCTTGGGCAGCGGGAACGGCTTCTCGGTTTGCAGAGCGCCTTGTTGGTAGGTTTTGATGTCCATTAGTATGCCTCTTTTTCAGCGGTGAACCACTTGGTTCTGGGTTGGGAGATAACGGGTACTGCGTACTGGATGATGTAGTCGCCATCACGCGCCTGCACCATCGAGATCTTGCCTTCATCGTGGGAGACACGCACCTTGGCAAGGATCGGTTGATCGACCTCCGGCCAGCTGCGCTCCCACGCCTTCTTGCGCGAGACGATGCGATGGATGTTGTCGGGAGCGCCCCAGCCCCGCATCGCTGTCTCTTTGATCACAGTCACCACCTCGGTGATCGTGACCCCCAATTGTTGCACTATGGTCTGGGGACCATAGCCCTTTTCAAGAAGTTGTTTTATGTTTGTCATTGCTTCAACGGCAACTCGTAGATGTGATCTGCAATCGGCCGCTTGTGAGTTACCAGGATGACTTGCCGGATGTTGGGTGACAAGCGGCGCAGACACTCCGCAGTGAAGGCAGCTCGTTCCTCGTCCATCCCTTCGTCCACTTCATCCGCTTGGAAAGACGAGAAGATGTTGTTGGTCATGATCTGCCCAAGGCCGATACGGATGGCCAAGTTGGCCACGGCCTTGCCCGAGCCGGACAACGTAGCGATGTCCGACCCATCAACCTGGATGTCAAAGTCCTCCGAGATGGTGATGTTGTTGCGAACGCCGCCCGTCATCTGAGAGAGCAAAAGGGACGACACCTGATTCAAGGAAGGCACCAAGAACGACTTGATGACCACCTTGGCTTCCTGCACTGCCAGGCGGGCGCGAGCCAGCCCATCAGCTTCTTCCAAGATCGAATCTTTCAACGCGACCTTGGCTTCGTAGTCGGCCAGCGTGGTGGCGAACGCGGCGATCTCGATGTCGTATTGCTTCACATGCGCCAGGCGCGTGATCAGCGACTCGACCTCGGCTTCCGAGTTCTCCAGCTCCACCATGCGTGCTTGCTTGCGCGGGTAGTCGGCCATGAAGTTGTTGTAGACGCGCTGCTGTTCGTTGAACGAGACCATGGCCGCGTCGAACTCGCGGCGCGTGCGCAAGTCCGCAGCGCGATCCGGCATGGCTTCAAGACGAAGCGTCAGCTCTTCCAGCTCGACCATGGTCTCCGACAGCAGCTTGCTGGCCGCTTCCATGGCCTCTTCATACTCCAGCGAAGCCTGATTGAAGTCGGTCTCGGCCTTCGCCTCGTCGTACTCGTGCTGTTCCTTCATGCGCTCCCAACGCAACGCATGATCCTTACCCAGCTGTTCGATAACAGCTTCGTTGGACACGACCTTGGCCTCGGCGTTGATCTGCGCCAGCGTGAGCGCCGGAGCTTCGCATTCCACGACGGCCTTCCAGTCGGGGTGCTCCAGCTCTTCGGCCACCGGCCAGTGATGCGCGCAGGCGGGGCAGACGTGCTCACCGCGCTCGATCAGCTTCTGCTTGGACAGCCAGGCCTGGTGCTGGTGGTGCTGGGAGCGCAGCTCGTCCAGCTCGGCCGGCGTGTACTTCGGCACAACCAGCTCGGGCAGCTTCAGCTCGGGGAAGACCAGATCCGGCACCACACGCTTGACGGGCTTGGAGAGCGCGTCGCGGGCCTGCATGCGCCGTTGGGCGGTGGCGCTCGCCTCCAGCACCTGGCCGCGCAGCACCTGGCGCTCGTCAATCAGCAGCTGAAGGGTGTCCACCGTCTCCAGCACGCTGGAGACGGGCTGCTGCGGCTCGACAGGCACCGTGGCCAGCTCGGCCTTCAGGCGCCGGAACTCGTCCACCAGCGGGCGCGCCTGGGTCAGCTGTTCGACCAAGACCACTTCGGGCAAGTAGTCCTGGGGCTGCTGCGGCTCCTGCGGCCGGACCAGCACCTCGGCCATGCCCTCGGCGCGGCGGCGCTTCTCCAGCGCTTCCTTGCCCAGGTCATCAGCGATGCCGTCCAGGATGTGCAGGCCGATGGTCTGGTCCACCAGCTTCTTGCGCTCGGCCGGCAGCGAGTCCGACAGCTTCTCGATCTGGCCTTGCAGGCAGGCGTTGGCCATGGCGTAGACGGGGTAGCCGTAGCCGAACAGTTCCACGATGCGCTGGTTGACGGGCTTGGTGCCAGTGGCCATCGGCTCACCCGCGTTGTCGTAGATCGTGGCGTTCTTGAGCGTGCGTTCGACGCGGTAGCGGTTGCCCCGGGCCGTGAATTCCAGCTCGACGTTCAGGTCTTTCTTGTAGCCCGTGGCCGACACGCGCAGCGCCTGCACACCCCACAGGGCGAAGGCGATCATCTCCAGGATGACCGACTTGCCGGACTCGTTCTTGCCGATGATCGCGGTCTGGCCTTCACCGAATTCGAGCGTGGTGTCGTCGTGGCGGTAGCCGTTCTGAATGCGGATCTTATGCAGCATTGTGGCGCTCCTTGTACATGGCCAGCGTCTTGTCAGCGATGGCTTGCGGCACCTCGTGCTTGGCGAGGCAACGCGAGATAACGTCGATGGTGTCGAACGACTCGGCTTGGACGGAGATGTCCACGAAGTCCTCGCCGTTGTTCTGGATCAGCTTGGTGGTGATCGCCCAGGCGTCGATGGCGAAGTCCACCTTCTCGCCAGGCTTGAGCGCGATGCGCAGCGCCTTGTCATGGAAGAAGGTCGGATCTTCGGCCACCTTGGCGCGCACGTCTTCCAGCGCCAGGGTGATGTACTTCTCGCCATCCTGGTCTTCACCGTGGGAGTACGGCTGCATCGACCCGGTGTAGAGGATCTTCACGTCGCCCATCTCGTACTCACAAGCATTGTGGTCATGACCCGAGACCAGGAACTTGCAGTACGGTCGCAGCTCGGTGAGCGGGATGCAGTTGTGCGGCTCGTCATCGAACGTCACGCGATCCCAGTGGCCCACGCACATATCGAATTCGTAGCCTTGCTCGGTGAGCAGCTTGGCTTGCTCACGCGAGTTGCGAAACGGATGCCAGGGCAACAGGCCGATGCGCAGCACCGAGTCGTGGAACACCAGGATTTCGGGGTCGTCCTCGGTGATGATCAGGCGGTCGCCCGATTCGATCATGCGGGCCAGGATGGCATAAGACGACACCTTGCCCACGTCACGCGAGGCATCGTGGTTGCCACGAATCACGACGATGTGCAGGTCGTCATGGTTCATGTAGGCGTCCATGAGGACGTTGAAGAAGTCCATCACGACGGAGTTGGGGACGGCGAACTGGTCGAACACGTCACCCACGATGATGGCCACGTCCAGGCCTTCGGTGTTCAGCTCTTCTTCCAGCTGCACCCACTGGCTGGCTTCGCGCTCGCCACGGCGGTCCAGCGGAACGCCGGTTTCAAACTTGCGGCCAAGGTGGGGATCTCCGATCAACCCGATCTTCTTGCCATGCAGTTCAATGATCTTCATGTCTTGGTTTCCGGTAAAAAGCCCTCGGTGTTTTACGCCGAGGGCTGTACTGCGTTGTTGAAGGCTAGAGTTCGAAGGCCGGGTGCGGCGTCGAATGAGCCTTGGCGGCGAGCAGCACCTTGATCTGGTGCAGCACGTCGTGCAGCGCGTTGTGGGCGTCACCTTCGAACGGGATGAGGCTTTCCAGCGCCGGGGGATCTTGCGGGTAGTAGCGACCACGCAGGAACGAGTTCATGTCGTTGGTCATGCGGAAGTGGAACGGGTTGCCCACGCCGAATTCCTTGAAATAGGATTCCAGGAACGGGTATTCGAAGTGCGACGGCTTGGCCCACAGGCGCGGCTGATCGTTGTAGGGATCGAGGTCGGCTTGAACCCAGTCGCGGAAAGCGTTGACCACCACGTTCGGCTTCTCGCCACGGCCCATGATCGAGAGCAGCAGATCCTTCTTGTCTTTCATCCACCAGCTGCGGGTGTCTTCTTGCCAGAAGCGCGTCGGCGGCATCATCAGGCAGCGGTCGAACATATGCGGCGAGACGGTGCCTTCGGCCAGGTTGAACTTGACGGCGGCGATCTGAATGATCGCGGTCGTTTCCGGCTGCGTGCCAGTGGTTTCCAAGTCAACCATAACGTCGGGGAACAGTTGAGTCATGACAGAAGTTCCAGAGTGAATTGTTGAAGAGAGCGAGAGGGAATGTCATGCCACTTGACCGACTTCATATCGTTGTCGATCATGCGGATGAAGGCTTCGGCATCCACCACATGCCACAGGTTGGTGACGATGTGGTTGATGAAGAAGTAGTAGCGACCGCCTGCGGCCAGGGTCTGGCGGGCGCAAGCCATCTGGTTCTTGGTGATGTTGCCGAAGGAGAACGACGTGGCATTCTCGGATTCCTTGACCTCGGCGTAGAACATCTTGCCGTAAGCCGAGACCAGGTAGTCGGCCGGCTGGGCGTCCTTGCGGGCCAGGCGGTCTTGCTGCTGGCCCATCACGAATAGGGTGTCGGTGAAGCGTTGAACGTGGACCCGCTTGCCGTGGGGCTTCCACCAGGACTCGAAATAGTCCTCGGAGATCTTTCCTTTGCTGCGAGCCATGGTCCGTCCTTCAAGAATGAAGGTTGCATTATAGGCCGGAATACACCGGAGTGGTGCATCCGGCCTAGGTCTTTTTAATAGACCACGCAATCGGCGCTGTTGCAGCGCCAGCCCAGGGTGTCACGATGCACGTTCTCGGTGGTGCCGCAGCTGGCGCACTTGTGCGGCACCAGGGTGAAGCGCGGCACGCCGGTATGGTGCTGGCCCTGGAAGTTGTCCAGGGTGCGGGTCCAGATGCGCCCGTCGTGCCGGCCGACGAACGTCACCGAAGGGAACTCGCTGCCCTCCAGGGTGATGTGACCGAGGCCGAGGACTAGGTAGGTGTGGCCGTTGACATGCGTGTACTCGCGGCCATCAATGACTTCGGTGAGGCTCATGATCATTTCCCTTCGATGAGGTTGAGTTTGCGGTGGGCCTTGTTCAACAACTCCATGGCCAGGGCAATGGCTTCCTTCGGGGTCAAGTGAATCCGAAGATCACGATTGCCGCCTTCCAGCTCGTGCAGCTCCACCACCATGCCTTCAGCCAGGGCAGCGCCGGAGCGCACGGTGAAGGTGTTGACCTCGATCAGCGGCGAGGCCCGCTTGTTGAATCGTTCATCTGCCTTCATGACAGCTCCTATTGGTTCTCGTGCAGTCGCACGAACACGGGGTTTTTCAACGACCCGTCTTTGGTGATCTCGATGGCTTCGATCACGGCGCGCTTGCCGACCACCGTATCCTTGCCGGCGCGCCACCACAGCACGCGGGTGGCCAGGTCGAAGCCCGAGCCGCACTTCGAATCGAAGTGGTTGCCGTGCTCGTCCACGCCGCGCACATGGATGCCGCCCAGGCTTCCTTGCAGGGCCGAGTTCTTCTTGCCTTCGTAGATGTCGTAGATCTCGCCGTCGAACGTCTGCAAGGGCTTGCCCTTGAGCCAGTTCTTGCTGCGCTTGTACTCGTAGACGCCTTGGGCATTCTTGATCATCAGACCTTCGTAGCCATCGGCCACTGCCTTCTTCAGCGCGGCCGACAGCTCTTCATGGCTGTGCGCCCACTTGACAGGGCTGGGACGCAGGATGAGGTCGTCACCGTAGATCTTTCGCATCTGTTCCATGGCGTCCAGCAGGCGCAAGCTGCGGGCTTCCTGGTTCATCAGGCACTCGCCGTTGTTCCACTGGTCCAGCGGAATCCAGTCGAAGAGGTGGTAGCGCAGCTTGGACTTGTCCGCGCCTTCCTTCTTCGATTCCATGGTGGCGTTCCAGGTGTTGGATTTGCCACCAGGGTTGAGGCGCTGGTCCATGATCTCGCCATCGAACACGATGCCGCCGTCGTCGCCGCGCCCCAGGAAGAAGCGCAGCTCGTCCAGCTGGTCATCGAACATATCACCCAGCCAGCCCTTGCGTTGGTCCAGGCCGTCACGCGAGCGCATCTCGAAACCGAGGATCGGACCGTCGCCGGGGCGCGGCGTGGTCTTGATGAGCGTGGTCACGCGCTGGCCGTCGAACTTCAGTTCGTACATGGCGGGGAAGGGGACTTCGGTCTCACCAGGCAACCACTTCTCGGCCAGCATCACGTTGAACACGGGGATGAAGCCGGGGATGATCTTGTTGATCTCGGTTGCGCCGAAGCCCACGCGCAGGTTCTTGCGCAGCACGCAGGCCAGGGCTTCAGCCGTGTCCTTCGTGTACATGCTCAGGATCTCGATGATCTCGCTCTTGGCCGCCTTGCCGGTCAGCTCGCGGTCGGACAGCTTGTCCAGCAGCATGAAGAAGAGGTCGATGGGCTTGGAGTTCTCGGCAGCGTACTCGGTCGGCATGTCGAAGTCTTTGACGCCGAACGTGACGAACGGGGTGAGCGCCTGGAAGATCAGCTCATGAGCGGTGCTGGGAGCCGCGCCCATTCGCATGAAGGCTTCGGCCTTCTCGATGCGACTGCTGGTGGCGGCGGCTTCCTGCATGAAGCGAACGAAGCGATGAACAGTCATTCTTAATCCTTGTAAAGGTCAACCCACTTTTGCTCTTTGGAATCCCAATACTCCTGAGCAATCATGGTGTAGGTGGAGAACCACACGGTCCCTGGCGCTGCGGTACTTACCTGTCCCGTTTTCTGGTCGGTGTACCGCAGCGTTCCGTGGCGCGGCCGGTCTTCAGTTGTTCTTGAATTCTTGCCAGTTGACATTGGGAGCCTCATCGCATTGTTCGATCATCCACGTCTCGGCCTCGACCACGGCGTCCAGCAGCTGCTGGTCGAAGTCCTCGCCCGTGGACTCTTCGCCCCACTTGTCGAAGATCTCGTTGTGGGTCATGCGACCTTCCAACACTTCGACCTGGGCGTCCAGGCAGTGCTTGAGCATGTTCGGGATGAACTTGCGGCACTCAGCCAGACGGTTCAGCTCGCCGCCGATCTCTTCGTTGGTGCGCATACCCATGTCACTTCCCCTCGATCATGCGGCGAATGTCCTGGGCCAGGATCGGGTACTCGCGCTCGCACGCATCAGCGTAGGCACGCAGGGCCGGCACGGCGAACTTGTCGTGGTCCAGGTCCAGCACGAAGTAGCTGGCGCCGGCACGATCACCGCCCGGTTCGTCGCGGCCATCACGGCGAGTCACCAGGTACTTCTCGTACAGGCCTTGAGGTTGGACGCTGTTGGTCTTCAGATCATCTTGCATGGTTGTTCCTTTACGCGGGGTTGGACAAGTGAACCCGCTGGCCACCGCGCATGACCAGCTCGTTGTAGCGGATGAGAAAGGCGTTGCGCGAGTCGCTGTGGCTCATCGGCTCGCTCAGGTATTCGGAGATCGGGCGGGGAAGGTGGAACGCCAGCGAGGCGGTGGTGATGCCAACGTCTTCCAGGCAACCCCAGTGATCGTTGTTGCCCAGCAGCGTGAGCTTTTCAATGGCCAGCGCCAGAAGATCTGCGTGGCGCACGCGGTCGTCATGGCGGGGGTCAAAGCCGAACCACATGCCCATGAAGTACGCCAGCTCGCTCTCGATGCGGCGGTAGTCGGGCAGCAGCTTCTTGAGCGGCGACGTGATGTCGCCCATCAGCGCTTCGGTCGCGTCGTGCATCAGGCCGTCGAATTGCAGCTGGTAGTCCATCGGGTACTTCTCGGCCAACAGCTTGGAGACCAAGATGCTGTGGTGGGCGACGTTGTAGACGCCGCCCGGGATCTGGCCGCAGTAGCGGCCCGTCGAGGCCAGACCGCTGGCCACGTCGATGATCTTGAGGTGCGTGTTGGATGCGATGTTGGACCAGTCGAAATACTTGCCCGACACCAGAGAGACATCATTGCGGTGAATCATCGCTTTCTCCTTTGTTGGCCGCGTCGAGGTTGTGCTGCGCGACCAGCAACTCCCATTCTTCCTTCTTGATGCGCCGGCAACCTTCCAACCCATCCTGGTTCCACACGGCGCACTCGCCCTTGACCTTGTAGCCTTTGGCTTCCTGCGCCCTTGCATAGGCTACGATGTCCGGCGTCCACAGCGCATAAGGACCAGCCTTGCCCAGGTACAAGAAGCCGACTTCGTGGAGCGGAGGCCAGCCGATGTGTCGGAAGCCTTCTTCGGTTTCCTTGCCGTTCTCGATCTTCACGTAGTTGAGCGTGAGGGGGATCTTGTAGGCATCAACCACGTTGCGCGGCAACGTCTCGATCTTGGGTTGTTCCTTGAAACGCTTCTCCCAGAACGTGCCTTGCTTCGGATGGCACGTCTTGTTGCGCCCGCGAGGCTTGGTGAAGTCCGGGTGATGGTGGCCACGGGCGAAGGTCACGCCCAGCAGGACACCAGTATCGACGTGACGATAGGCGTTTTCCACCTGGGCCTCGTCGCTGATCTCCTTGATCAGCGCGTGGCGTGCACCGTCCGTAGCGATCACGTCGCGGATGTGCGCCTGCACCAGTTCAAGGGCTTGACCATCTTCGATGAGGTAGTAGAGAGCGGGGATATTTGGGGTCATTCCAGTATGTCCTCGATAACGGCGATCTGGTCGGAGTCCAGCTCGTCGCGGTTGTTTTCCAGGTACTCCGCGACCCATCCCCGATACGGGATGGACAGCCGGAGCGCTTTGCAGATTCGGGCATGAAGGAAGCTGCGGTCATCCCACGGTTTGTCCGTGATGTGTGCCAGAGCTTCCTTCAACATCTTGCCCTCATCCGAGTTCTTTCGGATGTGCGGAATCATGCTGCCTTCTTCTCCTTCTTGGGACCATCAAGGATGTAGTCCACGATGGCCTGGCGCTCTTCGTCGTTCGCCGCCTTGCCCCAGCGGTCGGCCGATACAGCCGGCACACCATCCTGGATTTCCATGAGTTCGATCTGCCCGTTCGGAGCTTTGTCCAGGCTCCACGGTTGCAGCGTCTTGCCCACGGCGAGCGAAGAGTCCAGCTTCAGGTTGTTGATGAGACCAGCGGGTTCGATCATGACCTCGTAGAGATCCTTCATGAACGCCACGGCTTGAGAACGCGGCACCGAGTAGACCAGCTCGTCGTGGATCAACAGGAAGAAGCGGGCGCGGTAGCCCTTCTCCTTGATGACATCCTTCATGCGGCGGATCTTGCGCTTGGCCAACGCCGCGCACAAGCCCTGCACCATGGAGTTGACGGCCTGGTTGCCCGCGCGGCGGTTGATCTTCTTGATGACGACTTCACCGAAGTTGGCGATGGCCGGCACGCCATACTGCTGGAACTTCTGCCGCATGGCGTTCATCCACTCAATCGTGGATTCGAAGCGGTCACGGCGGTGATGATCCGGCAGCTCGACATAGCCCTGATCACGCGAGGCTTCGATGACGCCCAGGCGCCAGGCTTCGCCCTGCGGGAAGGTGTTGCGGTACTTGTCGGACTGTTCCCACATCTCGTCCGAAGTCCATCCCATTTCCTTGGCCGTGGTCCCCAGCGCGCCGGAGTACCAGTAGCCGAAGTTGGAGACCTTGCCGATCTTGGTCCGCATCTTCTTCTTGTCGGGATGAACGTCGTACTCGTCCGGCGACATGCCTGTGATACCGAGCACCGCCAGGCGGTGCAGATCTCGGTGAGGCCGCTGGCCATATGCTTCGAAGAAGCCCGCATCACCCGAGTATTCCCCGATGATGACCAGCTCCACCGCCGACCAGTCGGCCGACACCAGGATGTGCTCTTCCCCCTCGGCGTCATCATCGTCCGCTTCGAAGAAGCCCCGCACATACTGGGACTCCCCGAACTTGGCCAACTGCTGGCCGTTGGGGGTTGCGCACGCGGAGCGCCGGCTGGCCAGCAAGCTGGACAAGACCGGATAAACGCGGTTGGTCTCGGGGTCAATGAGGTTCAGGTACGGCGTGATGTACAGCTTCACGCGCTGGGCGATACCCGCCATGGCGCCGTAGGTCTGGAACACCCCCAGGCCGGCCCGGAATCGGTCGTAGGCGGGCCGCAGCTCGTCGGGTAATACCCAGGTAGCCATGTCCTCCACGGCCTCGCCCTGGGCGTCGATTTCGCGCCCATTGCTGTCTTCGATGAAACCCTTCAGCTCGCCCTCGGCGTACTTCTTGATCCAGCGGCGGCGCAGCTCGGCGCGGCAATCACCATCGGATTGGGTCTTGCCGTTGACCAGCATGAAGCTGCCGCGCATCAGGTCGTAGAGCACCACGCGCATCGGCATGTAGTGAACCAGGTTCAACCCCTTCGATTCGGGCTTGCCCTTCTCCAGCGCCCATGCTGCCGACACCGGGGAGCGAACCTGCATCACCTGAGCGAAGTCATCCTCGCTGTCCGGGCTGTTGGCCCAGTCGATGATCTGCTTGCGGTACTTGGCCGCGTTGCCGGTCCCCTTGTTCTCATCGAAGTACCACTTGTCGTACTTGGCCAGCTTCTCGTGGATGTCGTCCGGGAACGGCAGCAAGCCCCGGATGGCCTTCTTCATGTCGCGCAGCGCCTGCGCTTCCATGGAGCGCTCGACAGTGCGGCGGTCGTAGACGGCCTGAGTGTTCATCTTGATGCCGTGTTGCCAGACCTGGGAGGCCTCGCGCACGAACGGCATCTCTTGATCCAGGTAGGTCTGGAACACGGGCGGGTTGGTCTGCATGATGTAGGCCAGCACGCGATGGAACAGCTTCACGCACCAGTAGGCGTCATCAACGCCGTAGCTGGCCACTTCCTCGCCGGTCAACTGGCCCATGTGGACCTTGCCGTCCAGCGTCTGCTGGAACGTGGCCATGTCGTAGTCGAACCACGACTTCACAGCACGCTTGAGGTCGTAGCCGATGCGGATGGCGTTGACGAAGCCGTTGTACGAGTGCTCGGCGTCCGACTCCTTGGCGATGACCTTGTACAAGATCTCTTCTTGCTCGTTGGTCATCTCCTGGCCTGGCTCGAAGCCGGCGAACACGCGCTGCACGATGGGCAGGATCTTCTCGATCCCACCCAGGCCTGGCCCATAGAAGTTCTCGCGGAAGTAGGTGTCGGGCGAGTAGGCCGACACGCACAACTGCATCGAGCACAGCACGCGCTCGCCCAGGTCGTGACCCAGGGACTTCATCATCATCGTCCACTCGTAGTTCGCGTTGTGGATGATCCAGTAGGCATCGGGATTCTTCTTCTCGATGATCTGGCGAGCCTTCTCCCACGGCACGCGGTTCTCCACGTCAGCGTGAGCGAGGTTGATGTAGTAGGCCTGATCCTTCTTGTTCTCATCAGCGTAGATCGAGAAGCCCGTCACGGTCGTGCGGTTCACGTCGAACACCAGCTTCGTGTTCGACGCCTTCTGACCTTCCTCGTTGGTCTTCATGAAGCGGTTCAGACCATCGTGGCGGTCGGCGTCGTGGGTTTCGATATCGAAGCCCACGAACTTCGCCTCGCTGACTTGCGCGATCAAGTCGGGCAGCAGCTGGTCGATGTTGCGAGCATCGACCAGGATCTTGTTCTCCGGCAACAGCATCGTGTGCTCCTTGGATCAGGCGCGGCGGGGACGAATGTCCAGGACCATCTCGTAGCGGCCCATGGCCAGCGGCACGGTCGGCCGGTTCTCGATGGTCACGACCACGCCCAGCTCGTTGGCGGTCTTGACCAGCAGTTCGGCCTGGGCGCGCACGCGGTTCTCGGCGTCCTTGAGCGTCAGCGCCGGCCCGGTCTGGCGGGCCAGGAAGTCGTTGATCTCGGTGCGGGTCACGACGACCGGGATCACCGGGCCGTCGAGCTTCCAGCCCTTCTTGCCCTTGGTGGCCACGCGGTACTTGCCCTTGCACAGGATGGCGTCGGTGCCGATGCGTTCGAACTCGTAGAACGAGAACTCGTTGCTCGTGACCAGCGTGTCGCGGTTCAGCTTTTCCCAGGCCGCGAGCATGTAGGGTTCGGGTTCGGGGTAGCTGGGGCAGTGGTAGGGGAGCATGTCCATGACTTAGATTCCTTCTTCGAGAACGGCCACTTGAGTGGCCAGGGTGCAGATGGCCAGGGCCACGAGGCCATGGGGGTTGTTCGCCTTCACAGTGGCCATGAGCTGGGTGATGATCTCTTGGCATTTCTGCTGGTCTTCAGCAGGCATCGCGCGCAGTTCGTCTTGAGCTTCCATGAGGTCAAGTCGCGCCTTACGCAACTCGTCTTGCTTCGTGGTCATAGGAGAAATCCTTTCAGGATGGATTCGATTTGCGACGGGTTGGGTTTCCCGAAGGTCATGCGCTTGATCAGGTCGTCGTTGGGTACGTCGCGGAACCCGGCAACGGTCCACATGGCCTTCAGGGTGGCTTCGTTTTCCTTGACCCACGTCAAAGACGCCGGCCGCAATGCCAAAGCGTCGGCAAACATCTCCCAGTCGAGCTTCCGGGAATTTTCGAAGTAGTCGAGCCATAGTGCTTTGTCCGTTTTTTCCCAGGCCACGTCCCCGAAGAGATGTATGCCTTTGATGGTGTCAGATTTATCGCCCACGAGGGTCTTGTACAACCGAACTTCAGTCCAGTCGGTGTTCTCGTAGGTCGTGTTGTCTCGACCATGGATGGTCACGTTCACGCCGTCACACAGCGCGAGGAAGTCGCCGTCGTTGGAGTAGATCTTGATGCGTTGACCCGTCCCGATGCGCGGTCGAACCAGCGCGCTGATCACGTCGTCGCCCTCGTAGTGGGGGACTTCGACCTGGATCACACGAGTATGCAGCAGCACTTGCTTGAACAAGTCCTGGATCTTGTAGAACTCGTCACTCGCTCTTATCCGTTTGCTCTTGTACAGCGGGTAGATATCCTGGCGGTACTTCTTGGAATGGTAGCCATCCCAGACGTAGATGACAGGATCTCCAACGGGATACGTCAGCTCGATGTCGGCCAACACGCCGCGAATCAAGCCGGTGGCTTCGAACATGCGGCGGAAGGTGTTGTTTCCGTCAACGATGTGAACTGTGGTCACGGTGTCATACCTGCTTGAAAATGTGGAACTGCTCGACATCCGCGTGCCATGCTTTGGCACACTTGGCGACGACCCGATTGCACTCACGCTTAGTCTTAAACTGCGTGGCTTCGGTAGGCTTGAAGGTGCCACCGAAGTCTCCGGTTCCATCAGGGTCGAGAAGCCAATAGCCGGGGTGTGTACGACTTGAGAAATAGATAATCATGTCGGTCCTTGAGAAAAGAAAAGGGCGGAAGGTTTTATCCTTCCACCCTTTGATGGCTCCAGTCGCTGTTCGGCGTTGCTGGAGGGTCTTTAGCGAAAGCACGCATAGCGGACCCTGGGGCGTTGCCGAACTGAAGGTGCCGAGGTTTCCCGCCTACATCGTGATGGTTGCTTCCCCATCACAAGCTCCCCTCGGGTCCGTCCACCTTCACAACTGGAGCCATCAAAGGGCCGCGCCCTTGTGAAGCGCGGCCCCTTGCCTTACTCGTCGCCGCCTTCGTCCTGAGTCATCTCGCCCACCAACTCCCAGGTCATGATGCCCCAGGTGTTGTTGTTCTTGTTGCTCTTGGCTTCGAAGGAAACGACCACTTCAACGCACTTGCCCAGCAGGCCGGCGTTCTGCACCGCCTTGTAGAAGCTTTCCCACGCCGACCAGTTCGTGGTCGAGGTGGAATAGCCAGCGCGCTGACCGGCCTTGGCCAGCTCGACGCCCTTGGGCGACTTGATGTCTTCCAGCAGCACCATCGGCACATCGACCGAACGGTACGGACGGGCCTTCGGGTCCAGCGCCACGGCCTTCTGGATGGCCTCGTTCCACGGCACGCCCTTGTCGGACATGGCGCCGTCGTAGGTGGACCAGTATTGCGCGGGGTTGCCGGCCTTGATGGATTGCTTGCACGAGAAGCCCACGCCGTCGGTCATGTCGATGTAGGCCTTGAAGCTGGAAACCAGCTCTTGGGTCTGACCGACCAGCAGGCCGAACTCCTTGCACTTGACCCAGACATCGACGGTCATGCCGCCAGCCATCAGGGTTTCCATCGACATCTTCTGGCCAGTGGTGGCCACCGCGCCGCCCGAGGGTTGGGTCGTGGCTACCGCCGTGTTGGCCGGCGCTTGCTGGGCGACTTGTGCGGCTGCACCAGCGGCGTTCTGCGCGGCTTGAATGGCGGCTTGGATAGGATCACTCATTTTAATGCTCCAGGGTATGTTTCAGTTTCGATATGTCTCACCAACTTGGTGAGATGGCAAGATCATACCATGGTTGTTAAAGGATGGAAGATCCATTTATCAGATAAATGTGAAGTTCTCGTCCTCCGGTTTGTGTGCTGCATTAGTCGAGTCAACCAGTTTGTTGAACTGGTCAACAGGTATGTCCCAGTGCTGGTGAGCATCAACATCCACCATCACGTCATGCTCGGTGCCGCACGGCGTGTCGTAGGTGATGAACACGAGATGCCCCATGATCATGATGGCCTGGGGACCAACAGGTTGGGTGTCCAGTTCCACGATGTCACGAGCGGCTTCGAATACCGGGAAGTGCTTGCCCAACAGATCGTTGATGGCCTCGTGGTTGTCGCAGACCACCTCTTCCAAGATGATCTCCAGCTCAACCTTCTTGGCCTTCGGGTCGTCCTTCCAGGTGTGTAGCTTGACCAGGTAGGCGAAGGGAACTTTTCCTGTGACCATGATGGCCTCCTATTGCATGCGCTTCTGGATGTCGCCCAGGGACCACTTGTCCGGGAAGTTCTTGGTCATGTAGACCGAGATCTCGCAAGCCGCGTTGTAGACCCAGCGAGGCACCTGAACGGGAGAGCCGAGGATCGCAAGATCCACCATGTCGGTGTTCAACTGGAAGGCATTGGCCCAGGCCACGATCTGTTTGGCGTGAGCGAGCTTGCCTTCGATGCCGCCGTAAGAGGTGTGGTAGTCGTCGCCCAAGACCTCTTGGCCATACGCCATGTCGGGCTTGGCCGGCGCTTCAACGAAGCAGTCGATCAACTCGCCACTGGGGCTGCGGCGTTCACGCACGCGCCACCCGAGGTTCGCACCGACCACCGAGGGTGGCGTGGCGTAGTGCGGGATGCTTTCCCACTTTTCGCGGTTGAACGGCATGTCTTCCAGGTCTTCCATCGCCAGATGAACCTTCCCGGATTCTCGGTGCGTGTGCTTCCAGATGACGGACGACAAGGGGGAGGGTTCAGGCGTCTGGTCCGCCTTGTTCCGCAGCCAGTAGATGGCATTGTCCAGGCTCATCGTGTCAAAGCCCGGGATGTTGCAGAAGCTGATAGCACGTCGGGCTTTCTCCAGATCGTGCTTGTAGCCGATGTTCACCCAGCCTTGCCGTTCCATCTCATCCTGGTCGGCGTCGGCGCTGGCCAGCGGGGTGGTGTAGAGCGTGCGCACCTCTTTTCCGTTCTCGTCGCAGTTGGCGAGCGCCTGAGCGTCGATGTCTTCCCAGGTGCCGTTGGAATGGAACACCTGATGCACCGGAGTTGCCATGGGGATACGTTGGTTGGCAAGCCACTGGGCTGCAACCTTCTCCGCTTCCTCTTTGCTGGCCAGCCCTCTCGCAATCTGAAAGACACGCCGGCCTTTGCACCCCCAACGGTTCACGTCCTCGAAAACATCGGTGCCATCAATCCGCACGCACCAGCCGCTGCCGATGGTGTCGCAGACATACACCCCCTCAACCCAATCCAGGTCGGGGCGCACGCCATCATGGCGCTTGACGGCCTTCGTGGTGGCGCGCGCCGCTTTCCAGGCAGCGAAGGGAGTGACCACGCTCGCGGTCTTCTCCCAGGCTTGGAACTCTTCCAGTTCTTTGTCGATCATGATGCCTCCATAAACACCGCCATGCTGGCCTTGCGGTCAGCGATCTTGTTCACGTCGTAGATGCCGCCTTCAATGGCCTCTTCGTCCAGGTTCTGCTGCGACAGCTTGTAGATCTCCTTCGTAGGATCAACCAGGTGGGATTCACGAGACTTCATCTCGATGATCTTCATGATGCGCTGGTCAATCGAGTCGCGGTATTCCAGCACGTAGATCAGCAGCGGCGTCTCGCGCTTGCCGCGAATGCCCCGGCGATACGCCTGCATGAAGGAGTCGTCTTGGTAATCTAGCGAAGCGAACACCATAACCCTCAGATGGTTCCAGTTGAACCCGATGCCGGCCGTGGCGGGCGAGGCCACCACGCAGTCGAGCAAGCCGGCCTGGAACTGTGCGTCGATCTCGGCGCGGCGCGCGGCCGACACCGTACCGTTGATCAGACCCGTGCGCAGGCCAAGCGACTTGGCCAGCTCCACGATGCGCAGTTGCTCGGGGATGAGTGAGGCGAAGACCGCAATGGGTTCGCCCGACTGCACGGCGTTGCCCAGGTGGATCTTCAGGCGCTCATCCTTGCCCGTCGTGCCGACCTTCAGGCCGAACGTCTCGGGATGAGCCATGAGCTGGCGGCAACGAATCGCCGACGTGCCGGGAGATCCAGCCGACAAGAACGAATCTTCCAGCTCGACCAGTGCGTCGGCTTCCATCGAGTCGTAGACCTTGCGCTGCGCGGGACTCATGTCGCACAGCTCGGGGATGATGACTTTCGACTCCGGCCCGTGGACCTCTTCGAAGGTGTGGCGCACGGCCACGTTCATGAAGATCTGGCGCAGCTTCTCGTGGTTGCGCCACCCAGTGATCTTGCCACCATCGTCGCGCACGGCGTGGTAGCCCAGGAACGCGCCGTAGGTGCCGTAGAAGCGCGGCTCGATGATGTTCAAGGCCGGGTAGGCCGAGGTCAGCCGGCCCTTGATGATGGTGCCAGTCATGCCGAGGAAGGTGTCAACTTCCTTCATCGAGTCATAGAGCGCCTGGGTGCGGCCGGAGTCATGACCCGCGTAGCCCAGGTGCATCTCGTCCACCGTCAAGTGGCCGATCTGCGGGTGATGGTGAAGGATGTTCTCCCAGTCCGAGGACCAGCGGTCAAAGCCCATCAGCAAGACCTTCGGCTCGCGGCGCAGCAGCATCTGTTCACGTTGTGCCGGCGTGCCGTCGAGGATCAAGACCTCTTCGTCGCGGAAGTGGCTGAATTCCAGCAAGTCAACCTTGTTCTTGCGCAGGAGCGACTTGGGCATGGCCCACACCGACTTGGTGTTCTTCTCGCTGGCCAGATACCACGAGTACATCGCGGCGCTGCCGGTCTTCTGCGCGCCAGGGTCCGACAGGTTCAGGCAGCGGCGCGTCTGAATATAGAAGGCCAGGTCAACGATCTGGTGCGGGCGGGGAGTCTTCTTCATGGCTTACCTCTTGGGCGGCAACGGACCCAGCGGGTCATCGTCGCGGCGCATGTGACGTTTGAGCACCATCATGCCCAGGTTCTCCAGGGGCATCTGGTGCAACAGGTCGAAGTCTTCGACCGTCAACGTGGTTTGGATCTTTTCAACCGGCTCGTTGATGACGAGCAGCGACGAGCCGGTCAAGATGATGTTTCGCCGGCTGTTGTAGCTCAGGGTCTTCAGCTCTTCCAGCAGGCCGGAGTGCTTGTAGGTGAGCTGGGTCATGACCAGCGGTTGTACGTTCGTGCGGCCCAGCTCGGTCACGAGCTGCGAGAGCGACGGCGCGGTCCACACGGGGCGCACGATCGGCTCCAGCGGGCTGGACAAACGGGACAGGGTGTACAGAGGCCGCAGAAGCTCGTTGGCGGCGTCTTCGATGAAGTACACCCCTGGGGTATAGGCAGGCTTCGGAAGCGGCAGCATGGCCCGCACAAGGGGGTCAGCGGCCAGGCGTCGGAAGGCCTCCCAGTGACGCGGGTCCGGCACCTGGGCGCTCACCGGGAAGAGGTGGTTGCAGGGGAACCGCGTCACGGGCCGGACGTTGAAAGGGGAGGGCGCTTTCATCGACAGAAAGTTGGTCGCCCCGCGCCCCTGGTGCAGGTAGGCCACGCCTTCCTCGCTCCAGTGGACGCCGTAGTGGCTGACATCAGTGATGATTTTTTCGGTCATAGTGCTACCAGCTCGGCAATACCCTTGTTGGTGTAGGTTGAGATGTCCAACAGATCGTTCAAGGTCACGTTGAACACCCCCTTCTCGATGGCCGCGAGCTTATGCGTCGTCCAGCCGATCTTCAGGGCTGCTTCTTGGCGGGTTTGTCGGATCTCCATTGAACGGGAGAAGGCCAGCCGCTCCCCCAGTTTTTCATGAGTTCGACTGAGGGTTTTATTCATGTTGTCTGAGGAAGCGGTGGATGAACGGTGGGTCGCCTTGACCCCCTTAGCCGCGAGGATCTTCCTGACCAATGCTTCTGAGATCTGGAAAGACCTGGCGACTGCGGGGCCAGATTGACCATCAAGGTAGCTTTGAACTACCTGTTGGTCGCGCTCATCCTTCGTCATGCCGATCAACCGATCTTGCGATACGGGTAGTTGTGCGGGTTGTTCTTGATGTTGGCGGCAAACGCCGAACCCACCGAGGACGACTTGACGAAAACGGCATCGACCACTTGGTCCGGCACGTCGCTGTATTCGTAGATGCCACCACGGTTGAACTTGACGGTCAAGACCCGGGCCTCGGCGTTGTAGTGGTAGCCAGAGATCTGCGACGATTCCACGGCGGTGAAGTTGATGTTCGACATCTTGATTCCTTACTGGAAAGCTTGAGGGGTAAAAAAGCGGGGCCGGCGGCCCCGCTTTTTCATCAGGCGCAGCGCGCCGTCAGAGGGGAGAGCACGGGTCGGCCAGGTGCCAGTTCGTGGGCCACGCCACGCGCTTCAGCGGGCCAGGGCGCTTGTCTCGCATCAGCACCTTGGCCCACGGCCGCACGTCACGGCGCCAGAGCAGTTGCATCACGGCCGTGGCCACGCGGGCCATGCGGCGCATCGGCGCGCTGGCCAGCAGGAACAGAGCCAGCAGGCCCAGGCCGGCGAGCAGCAGGGCGATGGCGGGTGCAGCTTGGGCTTGCGCGAGGACTTGATCGACGTAGCTGGCCGGCGCGGACGAGACCGCAGCGGCCGGTTCGGCGTAGGCGTGGAGGGAGGCGTAGGTGCTGGTTTGCACGATGTCGATGGCTTGTGCCTGGCCGGCAAAGCAAGCTGCCAGGCCCATGACGGCCCCGACGATGGCGATACGGATGGATCTCATATAGAACAACTCCTTGTGGTTTACCAGTGGTCCGACTGGCGGCGGAAAAGGTGGTACAGGTGGCGGGTATCGAACCTAAACACTCGTCAGTGCGCGCCTTCCGGTTAAGAACCGGGTGCTCTCCTTGAGCTACACCTGTTCGGACGTTTCATCTGGGTTGCCTTTGAGCGCGAACATGATGGCTCGCACCAGGTTGAAGCCAGCGTCACCCGTGGGGTCTTGACTGAAGTCGAACAAGGCATCATCCACGGCCTTGATGTTCTGGATGTGCTCGACTTCAGCTTGGGGGATCTCGTGCGGGGTGTTGTAGAGCACGGGCGGCGCTGTCGGGGCGGTGTAGCCCAGCGCGGCCAGGCGCTCTTGGATACCAGGGAAGGGCTTGCCGGAATGCGAGACGCCCAGGAAGAGGAAGTTCAGGCGCGCTTCCTTGTCCTTGATGACCGAGGTGGGAAGCTTCACCCATCCCGTCACGCGAACGGCGGGGCCGTATTGGTCCATCTGGACAGCGCGGGTTTGCAGGTGTTCACCGGATCGCATAATGATTCCTTGTTGGAAGATTGAAGGTTACTTCTTCTTGCCCGAAATGACCAGGGTTCGTTTCAAATTCTTGACGACCCGTTCCTGCGCCGGGGTGAGCGTGCCGCTGGCCAGCAGGTTGTTGGCGGCGGTGTACCACGTCTGCCGGTCCACGGTCACAGGCTCACGCGGGTCGTCAGGATCGAACGCGGCCTGGACGGTGTTGACCTTGCGCAGCACCGCCGCCGTCTTGGCCAGCGTATCGACGGCTTCCTTGGTCGAGTACAGGCGCTCGCGGGGAGCTTCATCGTAGGGTTGATCTTGGTTCACAGCTTGATGTCCATGTACATGGACGCGCTCGCACGCGCCCGGTGTTTGATGTTGTTCTCGTCGCCACGTTGGAAGATGCCAACCAGCTCCGGGATCTCGGGGTGCGTGGAGAAGTAGCAGTTCTCCGGCACGAATGGCTTCAGGCGCTCGTTGATGTCTTCGAAGATCGCCTGTCCATGCGCGCACCAGAACGGATGATTCTCGTCATGCAGCGCTTCACGCAGGCCTTTCGGAATCCATTCTTCCTTCAGGCGGTTGATCTGTTCGATGTCCACGCGGGACAGAACCAAGATCGCTGCATCAACCAGCTTGCACAGCGACTTGTTCTCCGCGATGTACACCGGACGTTGCTCCGGCAACTCGTAGGCCATGACTACCTCGTCTCGACTTTCGCGCCCTTGGGCAGCGCATACAGGGGCGTGATCATGAAGTCCTTGACCGCGCCGGCTTTCTTGAACACGGTCATGGTCTCCTTCCAGGAATCAAGCACCTTCTGGCACTTGAAGAAGCGCTGGCGCACGCCGCCCCTCGGGTACGTGACCAGCATGACTGCTGCATTACTCATTGCACAGGTATCCTTTCCCCATCTTGTGGAGTGTTTTGATGACCAACTCGCGGTTGAAGTCGATCATGTAGACGTGGTTCAAGACCTCATCCAACGTCGAAGGTCCGCCGACCATGAAGATCTGATCAAGCAGATCCTCGCAGTCGCGGCGAAGCAATTCTTCTTCATCGGGTGGAGCCTCGTCCTTCTTGTCCTTCTTCGGCCGGCTAGCCGATTGACCTTGCATCACGCACTCCCAGTGCTCGGGGTTGCAGCACAGGGTGTTGTCGCAGGTGTTGACCAGGCGCCATGGCAGCGGCAACTCAGCCACAGCCGGCACAAGGAACTCGTACACAATGCGGTTCACGCGCAGGTACTTGCCCTTGTCCATGATCTCGCCATACGGCTTGTCAATCGAGGTGTACATCGACACCGGCATGCCGTAGACGAACTTGTGGCGGATGCGAGTGCTGGCCGTTGTCTTCTTGCCCGTCCATGGCCAGCACTTGTCCTTCTCCCCGTAGTTCTCGATACGAGGGAGAAGGCGGTCCATCAACAGCTTCAGTTCGTCGCGGGTCATGGTCACTCCAGCGCTTCGAAGTCCGCGAACGGCACGAACGCATTGAGCGTGGGTGCCTCGCAGTTGCTGCACTCCAGCGTGAGGTCGAGCTTGCCTTCCGGCATGAACTCCCCCACGTCCAGGATCAGGGGCGCGCCGCAGTGAGCGCAAGGGATCGTTGTGGTCGAGGCCATGGTTCAACCCTCCATGTTCACGTCGCGCACGACGTAGCCGGCCTTGGTTGCAATCCGGGATGCCTGGTCACGGTTGGCGGCGTAGACCGTAATCTGGCGTTCCGGGCCTTCCACGCCCACCTGGTAGACGTGGCCCTTCGGGGTAGCGATTCCGAGGGTGGTCATGGTCACAGGTGAACCAGCAGGTTGTCGAAGAATTCCTGCGGCTCACGGGTGCAGTTGCCACCCGTGTAAGCGCGGATGTGCCGGGTCGTCGTGCTGCTGTACTTGGCCTCGGTCTGCACGTAGCCACGGCCCGGGATGAACGCGGCGACCGGCGTCTCGTAGGAGAACAGCACCTCGGTGCCGTCCTTCAGGATGATCGTGGTCGAGTTGGTGGTGTTGATCTTCAGCTTCATGATGATCCGTTTCCTTTGTTGTCGTAGTAGGCGCGAAGCGCGGCCTGGAGTCCTTCCTTCAGCACCTGGAGACGCGAGCCTGGGCGGCGGTGGTCGTCGATGACTTCTCTCAGTGCCTTCACCATCGCCGCCGTCACCTGGATCTCGACCGCTTCGCTCGGAGGCGGCGGCTCTTGATACTCAGGTGCGCGCAGCGTCTCGGTCAGCTTGCCGTCTTTGAAGAAGCAAACTTCACCCCAGCGGTAGATGCGCAGCCAGGCCATCTGTGCGCCGGCCCGCCGCCAATCGGTGCCGGCGTATTCCATGTGGCCATTCTGGACGATGTGATAGACCGAGGGTCCGGTTTGGACCGCGATCATCATGTCCAGCATGGTGTAGCGCTTAGTCTTCGTCGTCTTCGTCATCGTCGTCTTCCCCGATGAGTGCCGAGGGATAGTCGGCACGCGGCACTTCGCTCTGGTCATCGTAGTCCGGCGTGCCGTCGTTGATGTAGACCATCGCGGTCTTGAGCGCCTGCCGGCCTTCCAGGATCTCGGCTTCGCGCTCGACCCAGCGGTCAGGGTTGATCTCGTCCACGATGTGACGGCGCACCAGCGTGGACAGGTAGCGCGGCTCCAGCGCGTCCAGTTCCCAGGACGATTCACCGAATTGCTCGGCGTAGCTTTCGAACCGGGCATCGGTGGTCTTGGCCGGGTTCTCGGGCGGGTTTTGCTCTTCAACCTGTTCCATGTTCAGGGCCAGGCGGCGCAGCTCGAAGCGGTGGCCCGCGAAGGTCTCCAGACGCTCCAGCAGGTCGCGGGTCATGTCGATGCCGGACGGGTCATGGTCGCCCAGGTGCAGCACCAGCGAGGACTTCCACTTCAGCGTGGTCTCCGCGAAGTCGCGCAGCACCGTGGACGACGGGTAGCCACGGGCGGCGAGGATCGGCACACCGAACTGGTGGCACACGTCAGCGAGCACGCCGACCAGTGCTTCCTTCTCGATGATGACGAACACGCGGCGGTCTTGGTTGCGCCACATGTCCATGTAGAACTGGTTGGAGCAGGCTTCCACCATCTGGGACGGCGTGGTCCAGGTGCCGCGACGGTCGAATGCACGGGTGCGGTCTTCGAACCAGTCCCAGTCGAGCAGGCCGGCCATCTTGGCGTCGTTGATCAGGCCGGCCACGCGCTTGTAGCTCTTCATCGTGTTCTCGACGTGAGCGCGGGCGACCAGTTGGTAGTAGGCTTGGCGAGTGGTGAGGATCAGGCCCATGGCCGCGTACTCTTCACCGATGCCGTGGATAATCGCAATCAGCTCCATCGAGCTGCGATTGAACCGCTTGTTGATGTAGGCTTGCTTCATCATGATTCCTTTCAGGAAAAGAGCCACGGTGCTCTCGCACCGTGGCTCACTTCATCTACCCGGCCCAGGGCGGATGATTACTTGGCGGCGTCTTCGCCGTTGATCGACTTGAGCAGCAGCGGGTCCAGCTTGAAGAAGGTGGACAGGTGCGTCAGCAGCGCGTTGCCGTTGGCTTCGATGTTGGCCAGCAGCTCTTCACGCGAGGCCAGCAGCTCGGTCTTGGCCGGCTGGGCTTCGACGGCCGGCTCGGTCACGACGCCATCGACCAGCACGGCGTCCTTGCCTTCCACGGCGTCGGCCAGGATGGTCGGCTGGATGCCGGCCAGCAGCAGGTCCAGCACCTGGCCGAGGCCGGTGGCGCGGATCAGGCGGGCTTGTTCGCGCTGTTGCTGCATCTTGGCGAAGGCTTCTTCTTGGGCCTGCGACCATTCGGCCGTGGGCTTCGGAGCGCCGCGCAGGGCGCGGGGAGTCTTGCCGTCGTTGCCGCCCTTACCCTTGGCGCCGTTGGTCTTGGCGTTGTCGCCGGAAGCGGCGGCGTTGCTCTTACCCTTGGCGTTGGTCTTTTCGGTGGTGGCGTTGGCGGGATTCGTCATGATGAGGGTTCCTTAAAAGGGAAGTGGTGGTGGTGGTGCAGAAAGATGGCCGGATGGCCGAGAAAAACTTGGGGTTTACTTCTCGCTGTAGCGGCGAGCGTGGTTCGTCACCAGACCGAGTTCGATCATGGCGTCGAGGGCGCGCTGGGCGGCAGCGTAGCTGAAGGAGCCGGACGGGCTGTTCATGGCCAGGTGGATACGGCGCACGGCGCTGGAGCGGTTGATGTGGTGGTCACGCCCCTTGCCCAGGATGGTGTCTTCGGCGTGAACCGAGCCGACCGCTTGCAGCGCAGCCTGCGGACCCAGGGCTTGGATGAAGGCGTTGGCGTTGGCCATCAGCGCGCTCACCAGTTGTTGGACGTGGGCGACTTGATGGTCTTCGCCCACGGCTTCGATCACCAGGTGGGAGAGGGCGTTGTAGCGGCGTTCGATCTCGGCCTTGGCGGCTTCGTCGGAGTTCTTCTTGCGTTGGAGCAGGCCGTCCAGCATGGACTGGTCAGCGCTGGTCCATTCGAGGTTCGTGTTCATCGTTTCGGGTTCCAGGTTCGGCGTCAGGTTCGTATGGCGCATCCACCACTCGACATTGTGGCTACGATGCAGGCGAGATTGGATCGCACCCGTGGTCCGCAGCAGGCAGCGGGCGATCTGGGAGATCGTCATGCCGCCTTGCCACATTTCCATCAGGTGCGAGTCCTCTGCTACGCCCCAGGCCTGGCCCGCCCTGCGCTTGTCGGGAGTGGGCTGGCAACGGGGCATGGTCAGATCTTCCGGTTGGTCGCCACCACGTTGGCGTAGGCACGGCCACGGCCGGTGTTGCCGCGCATTTCGTGCGCGACCTTGTTGTCTTCGAACTTGCGCTGGATGTGGTGGCGCAGCTCGATGCCGTCCCATTCTTCGGGCATGTGATCGACAGCGGCCAGCATCTGCTTTTTCACGCTGTCCATCAGGTCGGTGATGAACTTCTTCTTTTGGACCTTATTCAGAGCCATGGTTGTTCCTTGAAAGATGAATGATGAGGGGTAAATAGTACACCAGTTTGGTGAGGAAGATCTATTCTTCAATCAAAATATTTTCCGGTCCTCCATGAGTTGAGCATGGGGTAGAGGATAAGCCCTTGACAATCAAGGAACTACCCTCCTTATGGATGACTTAGCCGTAGACGATGCGGCCAAAGAAGGCCGCTTGCAGGATGCTGTCGGCCGCGTCGGCGTCGATGGCGCCCGCGTCGTCGTTGATGATGGCTTGCAGGATCTCGGCGCGCAGCGATTCCCCGAGGTTGGCGTGGTCGGCCCCGTTGTCCATGGTGCCGGTCAGCAGCGCCGGCAGCGCGTTGCGCAGATCTTGCAGCGTGATCTTCTTGGTGGACTGGGCCTGGTCTTCGTCGCCCCAGTCTTCGACCACGACCGACAGGTAGTCGTTGTAGTCGTGATTGGGGTTCGGGATGCGCACGGCATCGCGGAAGGCGAACCAGTTGGAGGCGGGCGTTTCGATGGCCGTGAGGAACACGTCCTTCAGGAATTGCTCGGTGATTTCCAGAGCCAGGACGAGCTGGCCTTCAGCGTTGATTTCAGCTTTCATTTTCGATCTTCCTTTCGAGTTCTTCGATCTTGAGGTGGGAGGCACGCGAGTCATCGCGTGCCTGTTTCAACTGTTCCTTGAGCACCGTCAACACGACGGAGCCGGTCGGATACACCGTGCTTACTTGCTTGATCGCGCTCACAAGCTGGCGGCGCTTGAGGCGGAATTCCTTGACGGCTTTCTTCTCGTCGCAGATCTCTTCCTTCATATCTTCGATGCGCCGTTCCTTCTGGTCTTTCTCATACCAGTCGCAGCTTTCTTCTGCCCACATCCGCGCCAGCTCGTCAGCAGCGCGGGCCGCGTCCTTTTCATCGTCGTAGACCTCACGAGGCCACATGAGGATTTCGCTGTTCTCCGACTGGTACAGCGCCGGGAAGCAGCGCTTGACGCCGTTCTTGGTGGCCGGCATCTGGAGCACGAAGCCACGGGCCGACCCTTGGAAGTCTCCTTGCTCATTGTCCATGTACCAGCCGGTGTGATTGATGGAGCCGACCAGCTCGTCGCTCCAGCCGGTGAAGCGAAAGCCCGTGTCGCGCACTTCCCCGTTGAAGATGGAGAGATTGGTGAAGGCGTATACATAGGGCGTGTCGTTGAAGAAACCGCTACGGCGCTCGGGGTTGTGGGTTTCCCAACCAAGGGTGCGGCTCATCACGGTCCACGGGTTGTCGTGAAAGCCACGCCAGGTGGCGAACTTTCCATGGCGCATGCCACTGGTGGCGAATTGCTTGCGCAGTTCCTCCAATCGGATCTTGGCGGATTTCGGGCGCGGGGCGGGGATGTAGCTGGGCATGATGTGTCCTTCGTCTGTGTGCTGTGTGAGGGGATTACTTGCGGGCAGCGATGGGGATGCTCAGATGTTTCTCCCCGTGGGTGAAGATCAACCCCGTGCCATCGGGGCGCATGCTGACATGAACGAGCGCCATGTGGTGAAAGCTCAGTTCGAAGTATTTCAGCGCCTTCTTCAACTCTTCGTAGAGTTCTTCAGCTGTCATCATTTCCTCACGTCGATGGTGACTTCCACCCGGCCTTCCGGGGTGTTCACGAAATTCCTGGGCCGGCCCTTGTTGTTGGCGTAGAGACGCAACCACCGGCCGTTGACCAGCAGCTTCCAGTGAGTCGGCGTGACACCACCCTTGGTCTCGCACAGCGATTCCTGGTAGATAGCCGGCGCCTTCTTGGTCAAGAACGGACCTTCACCCTTGCCGTACTGGAGATAGCAACCCAGAGTCTGGGTCGCCAGCTCTTCCTGGATCATCCTTTTCATGCCGTCCAGCGTGTCGGAACGCAGCTTGCTTTCTCCAATGCACGCCAGCCATCGCATACCCATCGTGTTAGGTCCGTGGGGTTCGATGTCAACCCCGAAGTGGGTTCTCATAGCCAGTCCTTGTGTGCGTCCCAGCCAGCGCCTTCCGGGTCAACGTCGTCGTCCCGGCCGCGCAGCTCGTTGTTGGTGTCGAAGGCCAGCTGCGCTTCCGCAGCGGTCAAGACACGGGGGTTTTGGAACTTCAACTTGCCGGCGATGCCGTCCGCAACGTGGCGGACACGAACACGCAGCACGTTGTGGTCCAGGATCTCGGTCCAGAAGTTCGAACCGTGGCGGACCTTGTTGCGATCCAGCATGAACAACGTGACACGAGGGTCATCACGCTTGTTGCAGGCGATGACGAATTGGCCGTGGGTATCAGTCGCGGTTTTCATAGATGTACTTTTCCAGGCTGCGGTTGCCGCGCAGCGTTTCTTCAGGGGTGATGGGGTCGAACATGGTGGAGCAGGGTTCAGCCTTCGCGCCGATCTGCACCGTCCATCTTTCAGCGCATTCCATGCCGTAGTAGGCCAGGACGGCTTGAGCCATGGCGTGGCGGCGGGAAGCGGGCGTGAGCTTCTTGAACTCTTCTTCGTCCAGGCCGAAGCATTCACGAGCACGCTTCAACTCGTCCGGGCCTCGTTCCATGAACAAGGTGCCGCGCTCGACCCAGAACTGGTTGTCAGGACCACCAGCATCCGAGCACGGCGTGACGCGGATGATGCTCACGTAATGCGGCCAGCCTTCGAAGTCGTAGAAGCCGCCGCCTTGCGTCATGTCCACGTCGCCAAAGCGATGAGCGCGGAAGGTCTTGGTAGGTTGATACATGGTGTACCTCGTCTGTGTGCTGAAGGTTCGTTACGAACCGTTGGTTACTCAGCGGCGGTTTCCAGCGTGGTGTTGGCCTGGTCCAGCGCGCTCATGACTTCATCCAGCGCGTCAACGGCTTCTCGCATGGAGTCCACTGCGGCCTGCGCCTTCTGACCCTTCTCACCGTCCTGGATCGACTCGGGCATGTTGTCGAAAGCGTCTTGCTCATCGGCAAGTGGCCCGCTTTCCAGCTCGTCCTTGAGTTCTTCGGCGGAAGCCTTGAGCGCTTCGATGCGCTCACGCAGGGCTTCCAGCTGCTTGCGGCGGTCCTTGTTCATGCTGCCACCGTGCCATCGTTCGAGTTGTGGTTGAACTGCACGCGGCGACCGCTGCCGGTCTTGACCGAGTGGACCTCGTTGAACGCGGTGCAAGCGTTGTCCCAGGCGGTCTTGGCCTTGTTCAGCGCTTCAGCGGCGCGGCGCAGGGATTCCTCGGCGTCGTTGTGCGCGATGATGGCCTGCTGGTAGTTGGCCAGCGCTTGCGTCTGGTTGGACAAGATCTGTTCTTTGTTGGTCATGATGGTCTTTCCGTTTGTGTGCTGCGGTTGGGGGATTAGCCGATGACGATGTACACCGCGTCGGACTTGTTGAACAGCTTGCTACCCGTGCCTTCGTACAGATAGACATGGCGACCGTGCGTATCGCTTTCTTTCTGGAAGGTGTGGTCGTCGTGGAGGGGACGAAAGATCGTTCCTTCCTTCAGGTCTTCGAACGTGGTCAGCTCGCTCATGCTTTCTCCAGTTGCTCGCGGTGTTCGGTGAAGGTGGCCGACCAGCGCATGCCGTGGTCGGTGACGATGCCGAGGATCACGCAACCAGTTTCGGCAGCGATCTCGTTCAGCACTTCCTGGTCCATGGGCCAGCTCGGGGTGTTGAGGTTCACTTTCTCAGCGACCGCATCAGCGATGATCTCGTTGATGCGGTCGATGAGCGTAGGCGCCCGGTGCTTGATGGCTTCCTTCAGGTTCACGAAGGAGACGTAGGGGCCGAGGTCGGGTGGCAACATGGCGTCAGGCGTCCAGCAGCTGGTTGGCCATGGCGCAATCGACCCAGGCCGCGCCGTCGGTGTTGAACGTCTGCGCGCTGCGCTCTTCGGGAAAGAGCACCTTGAACCAGAAGTAGCCTTGCGCCGAATCGGCCACCGCGTAGCCGGCCGCTTTGGCCAGCGATTTCGCATTGAGTTTTCCGCTCATGATGATGAGTCCTTAGTTGTTGACGACGAGCGTCAGATACTTGACCGTGGCTTTCGTCAGCGAAAGCTGGTTGGGGGAAGAAGACTTGCGAGCAGCATCAAAGCCCATTCGATAGGCGTCCTCCAGTTGCTGGCAGATGCCAGACAGGTTGTGGTTCTGGCCGAAGGGGTTGCCCAGCTGCGCATCGTTCCAACCACGTTGGAAAGACAGGCAGCGGGCCGCTTCGGTGTTCGCGGGGTGCTCATCAGCCCCCGAGACGGCCGGCGCGGCGTCCATGGCCTAGTGGAGCGTGCCGTTGCCGGCCACTCGGTTCGGCTCGATCACGGGCGGTGCGGCGTCGTCGGCCGCACGGGTGGCTTCCAGGCCCATGCCTTCGCGGATGGCCTCGTAGAGTTCCGTACCCGGCGCATACTGGTCCAGGCGGTCCAGGTCGGGCGATCCGTCCGCCTTGAGGGGGATGATGGCCATGGCCTCGGAAACGCCGTCAGCGCCGTCCTGCGAGGCCGTGTTGGCCACGGCTCGTTCCATCGCCTGGCGCAGCACGTCACCGTCGGTGGCGAGGGCGGTGTAGCGCCGCATGCGCGCCTCCTGGTGGAGCATGTGGGACATCTCCATCAGCTGGTTCAGGTAGCTGAAGGTCAGCTCGGGCGTCGTGAGCTGCACGGGCATCCCGCTCAACGACACGGGCGTTCTGCCCAGGCTCAACAGCAGCGAGTCCGACACGTTCTGGATGGTGTCGGGGTTCTCGGCCAGGGTCTTGGTGGCCAGATCCACCACCATGTCCTTCAGGCCGGGGATGAGGTTCGGGTCGTCCTGCTGGTGTTCGGCCATCTTGGCCATGACGAAATCGCGGATGACGTGTTGCAGCGCTTCCTTCTTCTGGCCGTAGTAGAAGCGCGCCGTGTTGTTGGTGGCGTTGTAGATCAGCGCCGCGCAGCAGGTCATGATGACTTGAACCGGGTGGGTCTTCAGGTTGGTTTCCATCTTTCTCTCTTTCGGTTCGTTACGAACCAGTGCGGGGCTGAAGCCCCATGGTTTGGTATAGCTCGGCCAGGAGTTCAGGCGAGAGATCCAGCGATTCAATATCGCGGGAATACTTGTGACCTTCGCAGTTCACGTAGGCCTTCAACCGGACAGCCGTCCACTCGTAGCGGTGGCCCATGTCGATATCGAGGCCTTGTTCGAAGACGGCCTCGATCACCGGGGTCACGCGGTTGGTCGCTTCGAACTCTTTCTGCGCCACGTTGGACATGACGTAGTTGAAAGCCCCCACCCCGAAGACGACACGCTTTCCTTCGATCTCCCAGTGGCCACCGTTCCAACCATCGACGTGCTTCAGTTGCGTACTCATCTTTAGTCCTCCACGCTCCACTTGAACCCGCAAGCGTCCATGTCGGCCTTGAACTCCGCCATCAAGCCAGGCAGACGGGCGTTCAGCAGCGCCTCCAGCTCGGCACGCGGAAGGCACAGCTGTTCGTCGGTGACTTCGGGCCAGACGGCGCTGCTGCGCGCTGCCTTCAGGTCGCGTTCCTTGCCTTCCGAGAAGAGCGTCGGAATCTGTTCGAAGCGGATGTAGCCGCTGCGGTGATTGCGCAGGTTGGCCACATGGTCGTTCAGCGCCTTCGCCCAGGCCTCGGCCGTCATCGGATCGCTGAACGGGCAGGTGGCCCACTTGGCTGCATAGCCGACCAGGGTGTAGTTGTCGCTGTACTTGTGCGTGCCGGGTTCGTTGTTACGCTCATGCCCGATGGCCTCGACCTCGAACGGAGACCAGGCGGGGTTGGTCGTGGCCGTAGTCACCAGGAACTCGATGCGCGCCTTCATCCAGGCCAGGAACCTGCCGCTCTTGATCGGCACCGGGAACGGGCTATTGCCCATGTAGGCAACATCATCCCAGGCCCACGGCTCGCCCTTGAGCTTGCCGTTGTGGTCGCGGTTGCTGGCATGGTAGAGCACGTTGCCCGGGTAATGCATCGGACCATCGGTGCTCGTGAGGTGCCACTTGATCAGATGCGCGATCTCGGGGTAGTGCTTGGTGATGTCCTCGTGGATGCTGCCGCAGGTTTCGACGCGATCCCCGTAGATCTTGATGTTCTGCGTGGGGTTGTAGATCGTGCCGGTGATGGCGAAGTCGTTGTGGCCGTTCTTGCAGTTGTCATCGAAGCGCACCGACACGTCGATGGTCTTCAAGACACCATCCTCGCGGAACCTGCGGCGGGCCGTGAACTTCTGGATATTGAACGTGCGGATACCGCGCCGGCCGATGGCCTTGTGTTCCACGGTTTCCAGTTCGCCTTCGATGCCCAAGAGGGTGTGCTTAACTTTCATGATGCTTCCTTCGTCTGTGTGCTGTGGATGATGGCTTACGCCTCGACTTCAACGTCCTGCGGCAAGTCGGTGAAGTAAGCGGGCGGCAGGCCGAACGCCTGGTGAAACCGTGCGCTGTCACGCACAAAGTTGTTCGGCAGCAGCGACAGATGGTGCTCGGGAACCGAGGTCTCGTTGGAGTTCGAAACAACCTGATAGGTCACTTCTTCCACCTTCTCGCCGTCGCCGTTGTAGGTGCTGACAACCTGCACGCTCTGGATGAGGCACAGGACCGCTTGACGGTACACCAGCGTTCCTGCGGCGTACTTTCCGGGCGGCGCGTTCTCCAGGTATTCCTGGATCTCACGATCATGGTAGGTGCATTCCTGCACCAAGGCCTCTGGCAGCTGGATCACCGACTTGAGGTGGACCCTGCCGCTTTGGCCGGCGATGAGGCGCAGCATCGGCAGGTTGTACAGGCTGCTGAAGGAGCTGTAACCCGACGACAGCGAGTGGATGCGGCGCGCCATGTTGATGTCGGACGTGGGTTCGCCGGAGTTGTCATCCGCCTTCCAGAGGATGATGCCGTTGGCGGCGATGCCGTCGGCCATGATGAGCGGGGAGTTGTTAGCCATTGCCGTGCTCCTTGATGAGATCTTCGATCTCGGTGTTGTCGAAGCGAGAAAGTTCGTCACGAACTTTTTGTTCCTCGCCGGGGATGTTGGATCGCTGCGCCAGCGACAGACGAGTGAGGATGCCGGCACGAACTGCGATCACGGGAGCGAGATCCTTGAACGTGCTCATGGCGTCAGATCCCCGATACGTCTTCGCTGGTGAGACCCACCGCGATGACCGGGTGCTGGGTGCCCATGATCTGAACGATCAGGCCGTGACCCTTCTTGAGCAGTTCGATCTCGTCGTCGCTCAGGCGCCAGACCGACATCATCCACTTCTGGCCATCTTGCTCCAGGTCGATGATCGGCAGATCGCCGCATTCGCCCTGCGTTTCGGTGTCCCATTCCTTGGGCGCTTTCAGAACGCGGGTGGCGTTTGAGGGGTGCAAAATGTCCATTCTTTATCCTTCGGTCTTGGGTTGTTGTTCGGCCCGCGCTTGACGCACGCCGCCGCACTTCTCGGGCTGCTTGCATTCGCACAGGTAGACGGAGGTGCCGCCGACGTAGCGGGCGGTCGGACACTTTTCCATCGCGGTGACGGTGAAGAGGGGATATTCCTTGTTCCCCCACTTGGCTTTGCTGGTCATTTGACGCTCGCCTGTTTGAAGGTTTCGTAGGCCTGGATGATGGATTCAGTCCAGTTGATGATCCCGTTCCAGTGGAGCCAGTGTTCCATCAGCTCGCGGGTCGAAGAAATGCGGATCTCTTCGTCGGACAAGCCGCGCTCACGCAGAACGTCGATGATGTGGGGCGGAAGATCTTCCACCTTGGTGAGGACCATGAGGTCTCCTTGGTTTGTGTGCTGTGGGCGGATAATAGCCTGAAGGATGGATCTTGCCTAGTCCCCCTTCTCGGGCCAGCAGATCGCGCAACTATTGGAGAACCCTGTAGTAGCGCCAGTACGGGCCGGCGTGACGACGGAACAGCTTCGGATTGGTGAATGCGCCGCAGCTGTAGAACTCTTCTTTCGTGATGCGGCGTATCGTGGCCATGGTCAGAAGTTGTAGGTGATGGCTTGGTGGACCACGGCGCGCCGCTTGGAGACGAAGCGCACCGAGGCGCTGTAGCTGGCGCAGCCGCAGCAGTCATATTCGTGGGCGCAGCCCCAGGCCGAGAACGTGTGCATCAACGCCTCCTGCCACTTCTTGCGATCCGCGCCACGCGGGACGATCACGCTGAAGAGGCGGACAGGGCCATGCGACGGCTCGTCGTAGTAGGAATCTGGCCGGTGGATGTTGCGGCCGCGCAGCACCTTGGCCACGCCCAGGTACTCGTGCTCGTCCAGGTGCTTGAACGTGCCGACGTACCTGTGAGTCTTGCGCAGTTCAACAGATTGGATCGAAGCCATCATGCCTCCGGGTGTTTGATCGTGGCGACGTGGTACTCATCGCCGCGAGCGTGGTTGTCGGCCCAGTCGGTCGCGTCTTCCACCGACTCGAAAGGCCCGACCATGTGGATGCCGTCGATCACGTTGCCGAACAACAGCACATGGCGGTCGTCTTTCTCGGTCGAGAGGACGGCTTGGTTGATGTGCTCGATGACGCGGCGCGCCCAGCCATTGAAGACGAGTTCATCATCGTCATCGTAGAGCGACATGACCAGGCGCTCGTAGGTCGTGCAGATCAGCAGGCCACGCGGCGAGCTGGCTTCGAAGTAGCCCGCCAAGGCGCCGGTCCCCACGTCACGAACCGTGATGGTCTCGACGCGGTAGCCATGCAGATGAGTGGGCTTGCCCCACTTGAAGACCTCGATGCACCAGCCGTCGGATAAGCCGGACTGCACCAGGTTCAACGCAGTGTCTTGAGCAACAGGTAAACGCATGATTCATCCTTGAAGGTTCGTTACGAACCTACTAGTTATCCGATCTCGCGCTGACGAGCGCAAGCCTCTTCTTCGGTGTCGAACTCTTCAATCGACCCGTCTTGGTGCTGGACCAACCAGGGTTTGGAGAAGAGCGCCGAGTGGGTCTCATCGAGAGACGCACGTTCGATTACGTCAGTCTTGTAATTCATGATTCACCCTTCCTTCGGTTTACGGTCTTTCAGGAACCGCTCTTGGTGGACACCCGACTCGACGGCCAGGTCGATGAGATCCTGCCACCGCAGATGCCAGATGCGGCCGGACCCGAGGTGCTTGACCATCGGACTTCCGCCGACGCTGTGCAGCAGTTCGAATTCGCCCAGCTCGGGGTGCGCCGCCGATCCGAGAGCCACCGTCATGACCAGCTTCTCTTTCTCGATCATCTCCCCGTGGCTGGAGTTGTAGCGATGGGCGATGCGCTCACCGATGCGCTTCATCGCTTCGGGCGAGCGAATGATGCCATCGGGGTACTTGTCGCGTTGTCGGCTTGCATCGACCAGCTTGGCGGGCAAGTGGCCGATATGGCGACCGTGAAAGTCCTGGAGCTGGCCACCAGATTCGCCGTAGCTGAAGATGATGTGATTGGGGACGCGATGGGGATTATGGCTCATGTCACTAGTCCTTGATGGAGACGCAGGCACCCACACGATTGCCGTTCGAATCGCACAGGGTGATCTTGTCGGAGAAGTCGTTGCCCGCTCTTTCGATCCGGTCAGCGAGGTCTCGCAAGATCCACGCCAGCTCGGTTGCGGGTTCGTCAAAGGCGCTGCCGCCGCCTTTGATGGTGATGGTCGCGGAGTCGAACATGACTACAACCCCGCATGTTGACCACGGGTTGCGCCGCAGTGCAGGCAGATGTTTTCGGCCGTGCCAGGGGCTTGTTCGTACCCGTTGCACTTGCCCTGGATCGTGCCGGCCAGCGGTTTGACCAGGTGGCGCAGCGCCGTGTCGATGTGGTCGTCGTCCATGTAGACGTACATATCGACAACGAGGACGCGGCGGGCGGGGACGAAAATGCCCAGCGTCGTACCTTCGAGGACGAACTTGGGGCTGTTCATGTCGCCCCACATGCAGTCCCAGCGAAAGCGCATGTTGATGTCTTTCGTCTTGTCGATGTTCTTGATCGACGGATCGCGCTGGCGGTACAGCTCGCGGTTGGCTTCGATGTTGGTGTGCTTGAGCAGCGTGGCCAGGCGTGCCAGGTGTTCAGGTTTGATCTTCATGAGAAGGTTCCCTTTATCAACTTTGGATCTTCATGCCGCTGGGTGATATCGCAGTGGATGGCTTCACCCAAAGCGAAGTGTCGGTAGTGGTGACGGCCACATAGCGGGCATTCAAGGATCACATCACCAGAGAAGCGCTCAGGCAACGTGACTCGAAAATACACGTCGCAGCCTTTGCAGTAATGCAAAGTCGGGAGATTCATTTCACCCTTTCGACGCAGACGAGATACCGCACGGGTTGCCCCACGGCGAACGCGGGGATGGCGGTGTAGAGGGAGGTGGCGAACTCGCGGCCCTGCCATTGAGCAGGGCGGCGTGATGCCGGTGGGTTGAGCGACCGCATCATGACGGGGTAGCCGCTGACGGTCGTTTCGAGATAGGCACGTTGCCCGACTTCCAGGGTTGACAGAACGTGCAGTCGGCTACCTTTTCGGATGCCGGTCATGGTTCAGCGGTAGTAGCGCAAGCCATCATCGGCCGCGACAAACCACTTCTTCATGATGCGAGTGCCGGGGTGGCAGCATTGCTCAACCGGGAAGTCCCGGTAGTGAGTCGCGCCGTATCCACGCTTGACCTCGCTGGCGGTCGGCGGGCGGTGATACGTGAGAATCTTCACGTCACCGCGCACTGGCAACCCGTGCTTCAGGTTCTTTGCCATGGTTGATCCTTAGAAGTTCGTTACGAACCAGTAGCTCACGCCGTCGAACAGCTTGACCAGCATCAGCCACATGAAAGACGGCACGGGCATATCGCGCCACATACCCACAGCCATCATGGGCAACACGATGATGGCCACCAGGCATCCGATTGCCACATCGGGCTTTGGTTCACCATCGTCGGGCTTGCGGAAGAAGACCAGGCGCACGAGGATCGTGGTGAGCATCAGCCACATCACCATGAGGACGATGGGAATGAGGATCGGGTTAAGCCCGATGAAAACGAGGATGAGGAAGACGATCCACATGGCTATCGGCTCCCCTCGGACAGCAGCGAGCGCAGCATGTCCTCGTAGGCCTCGACTTCGCTCTGATAGCCGTCGTCCGGGTCGCTGTCAACCAGCGAGTAGGCCAGCAGCAGACGCTCGGCGGCGGCGATGACGTGCAGCCCGCCCTGGTCGATGGCCATGATCGACCAGCCGGACCGGAACTTACCGTGCTCGTTCTTGATGCCGCTGATTTCCGAGATACGGTCCCCGAAACGATCCGTCGTCCAGTAGAGGACGGACACCTTCTCATCCTCAGAAGGCTTGATGACCTCGATGAGGAACTTGAGCAGCATCAGCTTGTACTTTTCCATGATTGATCCTTGAAGGTTCGTTACGAACCACGCTGGATATCGTCGTAGATATCCCACGCGGCGAGCCAGACCACGTTGCGGTGGACTTCGAAGTCTTCCAGCACGGCCACGTCGTCCATGCCGCAGCTCACGAGCCACTGGCGCATCACAGCGATATCCATGCGGTTCAGCTGGAGCTTCACGTCCTTGTAGGACGTGACGATGGCCACGGCGGTCTCGTTGGGGCCAGGGCGAGCGATCAGACGCATCTGATCTTCGGTCAAGTCCAGCTTGAGTTGACCGCACGACGATTGCCATTGGTGGAGGACTTCGGTTTCCATCACACACGCTCCTTGGTCGAGTCACGAATGATCTTGCCATCCTGGGTCAGGATGACGACGGCGCCAACGAACCCGTCAGCATCCCGGCGCACCTTGCGCACGAGATCGTTGTAGACGTTCTTGGCTTGCTTGCCGTTGTGGCCGTCGAATTCTTTCTTGCCGTTGATGGCAACTGTGAACGATTGGCGCATGGTATCTCCTTACAGGACTTGAGCGCGCAGCCTCTGGCCAAATTGGGCCAGGAGGAACTTGTCGAAGGTGGCGAACTTATCAGGATTGCCGTCAGCGAAGAACGGTTCGATGAGGATTTCGTTGGCGAAGCTGGGCTTGACGACCACTACCAGCTCGATCTTGCCAGGGTCTTCCTCGATGTCAGTGTTGTAGGCGACCAGCTTGAACTTGAGCTTGTCATCGTCCGAGTAGCGCAGATCGAACGAGACCGACAGACCGAGGTGATGAGTCGGCTGACCATTGTCCATGTTTGGGAATTCGAAGACTTCCTCCAACTTGACCAGTTCGATCTTGGCCATCTTGACCGTGTTGGTGTAGTCGCGGAGTTGATCGCCCAAGGTTTCGAGTTCAGCGTCCACCATCATGGCATGAGCGTGGAGGATGTTCTCCATGACATGGATCGACTGTTCGAGAGCCTTGCGCCCCTCGTGATAAACCCGCATCCACTTGGCAAACGATTGAGCGTAGTTCATGTTCTGCCCTTTGGTTCGTTACGAACCATTCAGTAGGTGACGTTGATGCGCAACGCCTGGTTGAAGATTTCCGCGATGTAGTCACGAACGTCGTTTCGATTTCGACCGGAAACCGTGATGCTGACGCCGTGGCCGAGACTGGGACGAACCGTGATCGTGTGTTCAGTCCATCCGTCGTAGCAACCATGCGTGTCCATGTGGTGGAAAGCTGTGTGAAAGACCAGCTTCTCGGGCGTGGATTCGGTCAACTGCATCGACGTGCCGTAATCGAAGCCGCCACCACTGGGCAAGTGCTGGCTCACCAGGTCATGCATGCGCTTGCTGTGAACGTCGAGCCAATGCTGCTTGACCTCGGGGTTGGAATCGGTGGCCATGCGGTTCACGTAAGCGGCCATGCGCATCGCCAGCACGGCGAATATCGGGTAGACGTTGGTGCTCGGCCTGGGGTCAATGGGACCGGAGCGGGACTTGACCATGTGCTTGGCGGCTTGAACGAGCTGGTTCATGGGTTGAGTTCCAAAGAGGTGTACGGGGCTTTCGCTGGGTTTCTTGCGCTGCCGGGGCCGGGGTAGCCGGGAGTTCGTTACGAACCATCAACGGATAGGGCTGGGGAGCACGAGGACGAGCTAGGAGCGAGGGGAAGGGGTTGTGGCTACCTGGGCTAGGGTTGGCTGGAAAAATCGCGCTGCGGGCTTGTATCCGCATCAGCCATTCGGCCTAGACCAGGGCGTGGCAGGCCTCTAGCGGCCCGAGAAATAGCCGATGACCAGGTAGGCGAGGATTCCGAAGCAGACACTGCCGAAGAAGATCGCTTCGGCGTCTTTTTTAAGGTTTTGGAGCATAGGGTTTACCCTCGAAATGGGTCAAAAAGTGGTCAAAAAGTGAGCAGAATCTGCGGCGCAGAGCGGGAGCAGGAGACGGGGGATTTATCATATACACCCTACCTAAGTCCTTGATTTGCAAGGAGCGGGAGCGGGAGCGGGAGCGGGAAATGGAGCAGATTCGCAGGCCTGAAGATGGCATTTTGGGTGGAGACAAATGCTCATTTCTTTTTTATAGGTATATTTATTTACCCTATAAATGGTGGCCCTTAAACATCAGAAAAAACGAATTATCTCCACCCAAAAGGAGATCGAGAAAATTGCTCTGTCCCTCAATGGTCTAGCCTGGCGGAAAATCCTTTGTGGTCAATAGGTTAGACCCTGTGTATATGATAAATCCCCAAGACCCAAGATCGGATCTTGCGAAAACAGAGGTCGGGGACAGTGCGAACCGAAAAATTATCCGATAAATGGAAGAAACTCATCGGTGTACTTTTCGGCCCGCTGTCTCCACCCAAAATTTCAGGCGCGGGCGGTAGCCGGCCAAAAGGATGAGACGGGAATCCCCACCCAAAGGGGGACGGACTCCGTAGAGGGCGCGGGCGTGGTAGCGGTGTTTAACCTTTTCGTGACGCCCTGCCCACTGTTGTATTTGCGCAACAACTTTTGAAGTTACTTGACTTTCCCTCAAAAGTGCGCTACCACGCCAACGCCCAATTTAACTCCAATCATTTGTCCCTTATATTCCAGGCGAGCCGCAGCTTGTCCGCCAACGCGACCAGGGAATCGGCCACTTCAACGCGCTTGCGGGTCGATTTGCGGCGAACGCGAACCCGCTCAACCGCCTGGACCTCATCGAGCCAATCGAAATCCCCATCTTTCTCGGCAGCGCGAATCTCTTCCCGCATCCGATTCCGTTCCAACTTCGCGTTGCGGTTTTCATTGGCCGCACGGCGAAACAGATCCTGCTTCCATTGCAGTTGGGCGCTTACGCCGCTGCTAATGACCTTGGAATAGCTACCGATGAGCGGATCTTGCGACATAATTTTTTCTTCCGACTTGAAGTTCGTAACGAACTTTTGACCTACCGTTTACCGAAGTTGAGTTGCCCAATTCAAACTTGAATTGAGGCCGTATAGGCGCGACTTCGCTACCACGCCAGCTTCACGGGCCGCGCCTATACGAACTTGTCAAAAAGCCCCTACCCGAGGGTAGGGGAAAAGCCAAGCCGCCAGGGTCGCGGCTTGACTGGGGCGTTATGCCGTCACGGCCGCATCTTCAGCATGGACCGAGTAACCCATGTCCACGATGTGGGCCATCAGGGACTTGATGAATACGGCGCGGTCATCGTCGCTCATGGCTTGCATCTGCGCGGCGATGGTTGCCGCGTAGGCCTCGGGGCCGGTGGCCGATGCGAGCGGGGCCACGTCTTCAACCACTTCGGGCGCTTGATCGGGGCCGGCCGTGGGCGCGGGCGGGGTAGCGGGCTTTTGCGCCTTTTCGCGCTTCGCATTGCCACCCGCAAAGCCGAATTTGGTCCAAAGCGATTCAATGTCAGTCACGCCGACATGCCCCGTAAGCCACGCGCATACGGCCTTGATGGCGTCGGCCTGCGACAGGTCATGCAGGGCCGTCACATTCAGGCCGCGCTCCGCCGCGATGCACGCGATAGCTACCCCCTTTTCGGCGTACTTCTTGAACCGGGCGAAGAACTGGCCGCGCGCCTCATCGCGGGTCGCGTCGTCCATGGTCTCCCAGGCCTTGCCGTGCGTGGCCATGGCCGCATCCAGTTGCAGCGCCTTGCGCAGGTCGGCGGCGTAGCCGCGTTCATTGGCCTTGCCATCCAGCACGGCATGGGCGATGACGGCGGCGTAACCGCCCAGGTCGGCGCGCATGGCCTTGACGATAGCGGCGCGAGTGACCGAGATAGAAGTGGTCGGGGTAGCGGTCGTTTGCATGGTGAAGTCCTTTAAGAGGTTTGGTTCGTAACGAACCTTTGTAAACCGTAGGGGCGAAGTTGCCCCGGCCCTCCTGGGCCTGGCTACCAGGGAGACATTCCCCGATTGCTTAGGTATAAGTGTACCTAGCTTTTATGGGACGTGCAACCACATAAACCCCAGGATGTCAACCCCA